GGTGCGCCGCCTCTCTGGTGGTCAGGCTCCCATTATGGCCGGCCGGTTGCTTTACACTCGGGATGCGTCGGTTTGGTCGCCGGCGTTCGGTTCGGCCTTCGGCATCGGGTCCGGCGGTCGGTTCCTCTGGTGGGGAACACAGCGCGGCCGGCACTGCAGTGATGCGGTGCCGGCCGTTTGCTGTATCCGGGGGTCGTCAGGTGGTCGCGTGAGTGGCTGCGCGGGGTCGACTCTCGATCCACTTGCGCACGGTGCGGTCGCGCCATACCGGCGACTGCCCGACTCGATCGTCGGGTGGTGGAATCAGCCACGCCGGCAGCTTCACCTCGGGATCGGCGGCAGCTTCGGCTCGCCGCTTGGTCGCGGTCGCGTGATAGCGGCGCATCGTCGTGTACTTGACGCCTGCCACTTCGGCGAATGATCGCAGGTCGTGCAGTTTCTCGGCCATAGTCGTTCGGTCTCCTATCTAGCTGGTGGTGTTCTTACAGTAGCGTCACGGCGCGACTACTCGCTACGGCCCTCGCTGGTGTGCAGAATGATCGGCTTGCCGTCGCCGTCGACCCACGGTGCGCCCGGCTTGATCCCGAGGTACGGCGCGTCGGTGTACTCGCGCGGGTGCTGGTCGAACTGCCCGGTGCGCATCTGGCTCGCGTAGACGATCGCGCCCTCGGGCAGGCCCATCGACTTACACAGGTGCGCGGCGACCTGCCAGCGGTACAGCATCACCGGCCACCACGTGAGGCCCGGCTCGCCGTTGCGATGCTGCCCCGGATACTCGTCGAGCGGCACCTCTTCGAGCATCCCGTCGTGCCGGTACTGCTGCCGTGCGTACTCGTTGCGGCCCTCTTGGGTGTTGCGCCACGTCCACACCTCGCCGCACTTGCGGCACCGGTAGCGGGTCACCGTGCCGCCGCTCATGATCCCCACCCGGCCGGATTCGGCCCCTGCTGAAACAGCCCGATCGAGGTGTTGTCGCGGCCGGCAGTGCGGGCGACGTATTCCGTGTACGCCTTGCGGAACTCGTCGGCGAGGTGCTGATGCACGACGGCCGGATGCTGGTCGAGGTTGTCGGGCAGCTGCAGGATGCGACCGACGCGCGGATTCTGCAGCCCGGCCGCGTACTCGGCCCACTCGGGCACCGTCCACACTTCGATCTGCGGTTTCATCCCGCCGCCGTAGGTGTCGGTGAGCTTCGCGATCTGCTCGATATGCGGGATCGCCTCGTCGGGCAGGTTCGCCAGCAGCAGCGTCGAGTCCTCGCTGCCGTGAATCGCCACTACTCGCAGCGTCATTTCCGTCTCGCTTTCTTGATGGTCTGCCCGACGCGGTGCTCGGTCTCGGCGATCTCGCGGGTCGGCGGCTCGGGTAGCCACTCGCCCAGTGCCGGCGGATAGCCGTCGATCGTGCGAACCCACAGCCGGTTAGGGTGCCCGAGGAACACGAACCAATCGGGGTCGGTGCGGGTCTCGCCGCCGAGGTGGATCGTCACGCGCGCGGTGCCGTCGGTGGTGCCGATCGCTATGCGGCGCATCTTCGCCGAGTCGGCCCAGTCGTCGTTTACCAGCATCATCGGCAGCGGGGGCACCGACAGCACCACCTCGGGCTGTGAGCCCGGCACCGGCGGTTTGCGGGTGCCGACGGGGTTGAGTAGCCGATACCAGCCGGCGCCCCGGCGCTCGGGCAGACGGTCGCGGCTCACAGGTGTGCCCCGTTCTCGATCAGGTACTGCACGAGATCCGCCTCGACCTCGGCCAGGATCTCGGCCTCATTGGTGAGCCCGACGGGTACGTGCCGGCTGATGAACGCGAGGTGATCGTCGACGGGCATCTCGACGCGGATCTCGGTCGCCGGCAGGCTGAACGTGTCCGGTGTCGGGTCGCCGTTCTGGTCCATCACGCGGTAGCCGGCGGGTGCGTTGCGTAGCCACCCGACGACCGGCACGCCGTCGGCCGGCTTCGGGTCGGCCTGCGGGTAGCCGGCGCTGTACGGGTAGATCTCGCCGTACTCGCGGGTGATCCGCACAATCGGCTGCTCGTCGCCGTTGCGCAGCGTGAGCGTCACCTGCTCGACGATCTGCTCGTCGTCGTGGTCATCGTGGTCGGTCATTCGGTGGGTACTCCTGTCATCGTGTAGTCGTCCTCGGGGTGCACGGTCTGCCGGTGGTGGTCCCACCCGGCTTGACCGCCTTGGATCTCGACCGGCTTGATCTCGCCGACGGGACCGCTGCGCGCCTGCTCGTGTTTCCACCGCCGATATTGCTCGGTGCACTGCTCGCAGATCCTGCTGCTCATCGTGGCCGGCCGCGCTCGTTGAGTGGCACGTACTCGTTGACGGTGCCGCACTTGTCGACTCGGGTGCTGGTGAGTTTCCAGTACGTCACGCGGCCGTCGTCCTCGATATGCGCCATGACGCCCGGCGGTAGCTTGATCCCGGCCGGCATCATCGGGTCATCACCTCGCACCACCGGGCGAACACTTCCTCGGCGGGATCGGCGCCGAGTGCTTGCATGGCCCCGATCGACGCGATGATCGTGTCGGCGAGTTCGTCGAGCACGTCCTGCGAGGTGCGCCGGCCCTCGTCGTGTTTGATCGCTGCGCCGACCGCCTCGCCGGCCTCTTCGGCGACCTTGGCGACTTGCTTGAACGGCGTCGAGGTCGGCCACCGCTTCGAGATGTGTTGCCAGATGTAGGGCACGGTGATCGACGCGTTGCGGTGTGTCTCGATCGGGATGCCGGCGGGGGTGTCCCACACGTCGTCGCTCATGCGATCACCGGCCAGTCGCTCGACACGGTGCGCCACCGCTCGTCGCCCCGGCCCTGCCAGAACGCGCGCAGGCTGTCCTGCTGCTCGGCCCGCCACGAGCGTTGTAGCTGCTGCAGCGTCTCGGCGTCGTCGACCTCGGCGAGCTTCGGCGAGCGCACGAGCTTATAGGCGATGCGCGCCACGGTGTAGCAGTCGCCGGCCGATGTGTGTGCCTCGCCCTGCTCGACGCCGTAATGCTTCGCGAGATCGGTCAGGGTGCGGCCACCCTTGCGGTATCGGTCGAGGTGCTTGTCGACGACGAGCGGGTCGATCAGCGAGCCGACGCGCCGGCCGGGCATGCCGAACACGCGCTGCGATTCGCGGTCGATCATGGTCAGGTCGAACGGCGCGTTCATCACGGCCACGAGGTAGCCGGCCGCCCACAGTCGGTCGAGTTCGCCGGCGATCTCTAGCAGCCCGCCCGAGTAGTCGCGGCCGTGGTCGCGTGCGTGCTCGGTGCTGATGCCGTGCACCTTGGTCGCGCCCTCGCTGATCTCGATACCGGGGTCGAGCAGCCACTCGTGCACCTCGACACCGCGCGTCGGATGGATTTCGAGGATCGTCGCGGTGACGATCCGGTCGGTCAGCGGGTCCGGGCCGGTGCTCTCAATGTCGAACGCGGCGAGCGGGTAGTCGGCGAGGCTCATCGTTCCACCGCCCACACTCGCGCCGGCAGGAATATCTGGTCGGACGCGAACCCGTCAGGCCAGTCGGCCAGTCGGTGCACTTGGCCGGCATCGTTGCATGGTTGCCATGCGCCCGAACCAATATGCAGGAAGAACTGCGCGCCGTCACCCGGCCCGCCGTCGGTGATGTTCGCGAGATTGCCGGTGTTGTAGATGACGATGCCGGTCGGCGCGTAGTGCAGTCGACGGGAATGCCGGATGATCTCGCCGACGCTGTACCCGGCTCGGTCGCCGGCGCTGTCCGTGACGTGCATCGGGTGCGGTATCTCGGCCGGCCGGTCGTCGGCGGCCAGCTGCTCGACACAGTTCGCGAGCCCGACGATCAGCCCGTTCAGTTCGCCGTGGATGGTGCCGAGCCGGCGGCCGTCGATCGGCTGCCCGTCATGCTTGCGCACGTCGGCCTCGGCGTCGTCGCGGATCTGCGCGGCGACGGCGCGTACCTTCGCGAGTCGTTCGGTTCTGGTGGTCACGGTGGTCTCCGTTTCGTTCTGGTGGGGTAAAACGATTCTTACTGTAGCACTCCGGTGATGCTACTCATTGGCGGATCGGTAGGTGCGCCCAGCTGCGGAACTGCCAGTCGTTCGACACGTCGGTGACGCGCTCGACGTACAGGCCCGCGAACTCGATGTGCCGGCCGTCGGGCAGGATCGCCGTCGCATGGCCGCGGCGAGCGATGATCGAGCGGGCCGGCGTGCGCCCGTCTGCCGGCCGGTGCCGGCCCCGATGGAAGTACGCGCGGAATCTCATTGGTGGTCGGTCCCCTTGTCCTTGGGTCGTTTCTTCGCACAGCCAGCGTGCACGCGCGGGTCGTTCGTCGGGTCGGTGGACAGCACCGGGTCGTAGCAGACACGGCAGCGCGGCGAACACGCCGCACTGGTCGCACTCGAACATGCGGCCGGCGCGCACCTCGCGATCCCAGTAGTCATATCGGTCGAGTGGCCCGGTCACGGTCGGCGGGTAGTAGTAGCTCACCTGCGCCTCGCGATCAGCGCGAGTTCGTCGATCCCGCCCGGATAGTCGGCGGCCATTGTGACGGCGGCGACGTACTCGGGATATGCGAGCGACAGCTTGGCGCGGTTGGTCAGGTCGGCGTTCGCGATCGCGCCGATCAGCTTCTCGACGAACGATCCGGGCCGGTAACCGAGGCTCGGCCGGTAGAACCACACGACATGATTCGCGGTGTTCGGGTCGACGAGCGCGGCGAGATCCGCGATCGGGGTCGTGGGCAGGTACGGGATGGTCACGGCGGTCTCCTAGCTGGTGGGGTGGGTGCGGTGTGCGTACACGTCGAGCGCGGCCTGAATGAGTGGCAGCGTCTCGGCGAGCCACGCGGTTTCGGCGACGGTCAGGTGCGCCGCCGAGTGCCGGCGGCCGGTCGACCCGAGCGTGTACAGGGTGAGGATCGGGTCGTCGTCGACCTCGATCTCGGCGATCAGCGCGCGCCGGCCGCCGGTCACCGGCATGTCGAACCGGAACTGCACGCCGTCGGCGTCGTAGTGGCTGCTCATGATCCACCGCCGAGCAGGTCGTCGACGGTGAGTTCGCCGCCGTTGAGCAGTGCGCCCTCGATCCAACCGAGCTTGACGTTGCGCGGCGTGTTCAGCGACGCATAGACGCCGGCGAGCGGGTCGCCACGGTCGAGGCTGCCGAACACGAGCGGCCAGTCGGGTTGAGGGAACGCTGAGACGCCGAGCGCGGCCAGCTGCAGCACCGGCCGGCGCGGGTCGATCTGCGGTTTGAGGTGCGCGACGGTGAGGAACGCGACGCGCTCGTTCGTGGACGGGTCGACGAGTTGGAACCCGTCGCCGAGTGTCGGCGGTTCGTAGAACTTCGCGGTGCGCTCGACCTCTTCGGGTGTCTGCGCGTCGAGGTCGATGCGGGTGACGACGAGGCGCACGTCGGCGACGGGCGATGAGTCGTCGACGTTGGCGGTCAGCCGGGCGACCCATGCGATCGGGTGCCGGTTGCGCATCTCGACGTGCGCGTCGAGGATCTGTTCGGGCATGGTCTGGTGTCCGTTCTGGTGGGGTGTGGATATGAGTACTGCCACCGCGATAGTAGCATCACGGCGGCAGTACGCAATAGATCGTTTGGGTGACCCGGTGCTAGGTCACTCGGTACGGCTTCGCTGCCTTCACCTCGTCGCCGCTGCCGGCGCTGCCAGTGATGACGACCGGCGCCTCGTCGTCGGCCGCCTGCTCGCCGAGGAACGCGACCGGCTCGGTCGGTGCGATCACGAACATGAACGCGGCACCCTCGTCGTTCAGCTGCACGGCGATCGTCGTCGAGTCCTCGCTGTGCCCGATCTGCGTGAGCTTGCCGGTGATCTGCACGTCGAACCCGAGCGGGGTCGACTCGGCGACGCCGGGCAGCGTGGCGGCCTGAAACTGCACGATGCCGCCGAGGTTGCCGCCGTCGAGGGTGCGCGCCTCGCAGCCGTGGACGGGTCCGTACGCGTGCCGCGGATAGTTGCGGCGTGTCGGTTCGGTCATTCGGTCGATCCTTCCGTGGTGGTGTTGCCGTGCTCGGTGACGCACGGCGTCGGCGACTGGTCATCGTCGACGTTCGGGGATGCCAGTTCGTCGGCATCGTGCACGACGACGTGAGTCGTCGCGTCTCGGGTGGCGCCGGCATCGCGCCATGCGGCGACGAGCGCGGCGAACTCGCCGTTCATGCAGCCCTGCGCCAGCTGCAGCAGCGCCGCGGCGTTGTCGAGCGACGAGGGATGGTCGGTGTCGATCTGGTAGCGGATCGTTTCGGCCGGCGTCGCGCCGATATAGGCGACGAACTGCTGCCGGTCGAGCGCGGCGAGCAGCCGGTCGATCGCCTGCTCTGTTCGCCCGTCCGAGGCGACACGCGAGGTCAGGTTCTGCAGGGTGTCGTTCGCCGCTTTCAGCTGCTCGACGCGCGCCTCGGCCTTGCGCCACGAACCGAGCAGGTCGTCGTACTTCGATTCGAGGGTGTCGCGGTCGGTGAGCACCTGCGTCGCGCGGGTCACGAGCCCGTCGTCGGTCGGTGTCGGGTCGACGTTGGTGAGCACGTAGCCGAGTGCTCGGGCAATGTCGCGCCGGCCCTGCACCATGCGGTCGACGATGCCGACCGACTCGACGGCCTCGGTCGCGAACCCGATCACGGCGTCGTCGGGGTGGTCCTGCGTCGTCGGCGCCTCGATGATCTCGACGACTCGGCGGGCGATACCGACGGCCCGCTTGCCTCGGTCGATGATCGAGGTCAGCGACTCGCACTCGGCGATCGCGATGCCGGCAGACGCTGCGAACGACTCGATGATGCGCGCCATATCGGCCGCGGTCCTGCCCTCGTACTGCAGGTCGTCGACCATGCGCTCGTGTGTGCTGTTCGCGATCTGGTGCGCGATCTGCTCGGGTGCGGCGCCGTCGGCGATGGTGAGCCCGAGGTTGCCGGCGGTGTCGACGAGCATGCGGCCGATCTCGTCGAGCCGTTCACGGTACTCGTCGCGAGCCTTCGCGTAGCGGGTGCCCTCGATCTTCATGAGTTCCGAGGTGGTGCGTATGTCCACGGCGTCATTCCAGAACTCGCGGTGCTGCGTGAGCATCTGGTCGATCACCTTGTCGCGGTCGGCGCGAGCCTCGCCCAGCTGGTCGCGTAGCGCGTTCTGCACGCCGTTCGCGATCGCCTTCGCGTGCGCTAGCTCGTTGTTCAGTCGGTTCGCGTCGGCCCGGAATCGGGAGAGTTCGCGGCGCTGCTCGTGTGCGTCCCACAGGGCAGCGGCGACGGGTGAGTCGTCGATGGCGACGAGCACGCCGGCGGGGTCGCCGAGTTGCCCGGTCGCGATCGGTTTGCCGTCGAGCCCGTAGCGGGTGTGCACGCCCTGCCCGGTCTTGTTCCACTCGACGAGTTCGGGCTGATCAGTGCGCAGGTATCTAGTCATGGTCGTGTTGCTCCGTTCGGTTTGGTCGGTACTTGGTGGGTACGGCGTGATGCTACTGCAGGTATCGGGCGGCGTCGAGAACGCGGTGCGTCCATACCCACGATTCGAGATCGGTGATCGTGGCCGTGCCGTAGCGGCGTGCCCAGTTGCTGCGCTGGTCGCGGCCGGCCGCGTGCTCGGCGATCGCGGCCGCGGTGTCGGCGATCCATGCCGGCCGCCGGCCACCGAACGCGACAGATCCTCGGGTGCGTACGCCGTGCTGCCTCGGCGCGAGGTACACGCGGTCGTAGTCCATGAGCGCGCGGATCGTTGCGATGGTCCACGGCGGCGACGGCCGGTACTGCGGCCCGCTGTACGGCCTGATCGCGCCGACCGGGGTCGTTGGTCCTCGGTATGCCGGCACCGGGTCGAGCGGGTTGATCGGCTCCCAATCGGCGCCGTACAGGGTGACGTTCGGCGAGGCGAACAGGTCGAACCATGAGCGCGGGTCGAACAGATCCTCGGGGATCTCCCAGATCGCCGACTGCTGCAGCTTCGCCCAGTGCGTGAGCCGGTCGTACTTCGGGTCGACGACGGCGGGGAACGGTCCCGTCGTCCACGGCTGCCACGGCTCACCGCCCATCATCGCCGCCGCGTAGCCGGTCGGCGATCTGCTGCCCGAACCGGTCGATCACCTCGTGCACGGCGTCGTGCACCTCTTCCATGAACTGCGGGTCGTCGGTGAGTCGGGTCATGGTGGCGTTGGTCTGCTCGTGCGCGGTCTCGTGGGGTAGCAGTTCCTGCTGTGCGTGGTCGTAGCCGGCGCTGAACCCGGCGAGGAACAGTATTCCGCCGATCTCGCAGATGCTGCCCTGATGCACGCGAATGTCGGGTATATCGGGGTGCGGCACGTTCGGGTCGAGTGGTTCGTGATCAGGCATCGGTGTGTGTCCTTACGTGCAGGTGGTGGGTTGTCGCGGCCGACGCGTTCGAGTACGTCGAGCACGGTGTCGGGCATCGTCGTCACGGTGCGCTGCTCGATCCAGATGTACGCGTGCGAGTAGTTGCCGCACTCGCAGCCGGCCGACGCCCAGATCCGCACCTTGTCGACGTGATCTCGGGTGTCGGTGCGCTCGTTGTACTGCGCGGTCGACGCCATGAGTTGAGTCAGCGTGTGCTCGGTCATCGCTGCGCCTCGTCGAGTTCATCCCAGTTGATGCCGGCGACGAGGTTCATGTGCCGGTCTTGCACGCGGATCGGCAGCCGGTGCCGTGCGAGCTTGACCGCGCCGATCGAGGCGAGCACGAGCGCGTCGTACTCGTTGTCGCCCTTCGGGTCGACGTGCTCGCCCCACAGCTTGACCATGCCGGCGGCGACACCGGTCTTGTCGGTGCCGGTGCCGGCGCCCTTGCCGGTCGCGAACCCTTTGACCTTGGCGACGGCGACGTGAGCGACGGGTATGCCCATCGCGTCGAACCCGTCGAGCAGGGTGCCCCACAGCCACGAGCGGTCGATGATCGCGGCCTGCTGTGATTGCCGGTTGTAGAACGGCGTCTCGATGAGCACGAGGTCGGCGTCGGTGCCGGCTTTCAGCACCTGCCGGCGGATCGCTTGGACGCGTCGCCGGCGGACGGGTGGCAGGTCTTTCGTTGTGCCGGCGCTGTGCACGGTGACGGTCTGAACCTTGCACAGTGCGGCATGGTCGGCGTCGCTGAGTCCGTCGCCGAGTGGCGTCGTGTTGTCGATGGTCATTCGGCATAGCCCGGTCGCGGCGAGCGACGGATCTACACCGAGAATTGTGATGGTCACACGGTTCTCCTACGGGTCGGTCGGTGGGTACACGGTGATGCTACTCAATGAGTCGGCGGTGCGCCAGCAGCTGCACGAACGAACTAGGCAACCGTCCTCGCCGTGCAGCAGGTTCGCGTGCCCGCATTGCCGGCACCACGGAATGCCGGCGGGGTGCGTCCGCTCGTCGGTCATGGCGCCGCGAACCCGAGGATCGCGCGGCCGGTCTCTTTGCACGCGACACAGCCGCCGGCGGTGCGTAGCGCCTCGTCCGGGGTCTCTGCCCACGGCACCGGGAACGCGCCAGTGCCGGCGCACTCACAGCAGCAGGTGGTGATCACGCCGTCGACGGTCTCGGGGTGGCAGTCGCCGGGGTGCTCGTCGTAGTTCCATCCGTCGCGGGTCATCGCCGGTACTGCTGCGCGTTGCGCGCCTCCTGCCGTGTGCGGCTGCCGAGTTCGTCGATCCGATCAGCGACGGCCGACAGTGCGGCGATCGCCTCGGTGAGATCTTCGGCGGTCGCGTCGGCCCGCTTGCGTTGGTCGTCGACCTGATCGGCCCAGTCGTCGGGCGACGGTCCGTGAGCCCGGCAGCGGATCGACTCGGCATCGGTGCACAAGCATTCGACGACGAACATCGGTGGCCCGTCGGGGATCGCGCGGGGTGCCTCTGTGCCGGCGAGCACGGCGTCGTCGGGTTTCACCTCGATCAGCCCGTCGAGGATCGTGCCGACGGCCGGCGGGGGCACGAGCAGCAGCGCGAGATACCCGAACGGTAGCTCGGGGTGCCGGCCGATCGCCGAGAACGCGAACGGTGTGCACGCGTATTCGACCCACGGATTCGGGTCGTCGTTGCCGGCGCGCGGCGAATAGGTCGCGAGGTGCCCGGTGTCGGGGTGCTGGTAGATCGTGGTCATGAGGTCGGTCACTGGTCGGCCTTTCCGTGTGCGTGGTGGTGGATCTCGGCGTACTCGGTCATCACGTCCGACCGGTTGTGCACGGCCATTTCGTCGGCGAGTTCGTAGCAGAACTGGCACAGGTCGTCGGGCAGCTGCGGTTCGTCCGGCTCGGGTAGCCCGGTGAACACGAGCCCTTCGGCGGGGTCTCGTCTGGTCATGGTGGGGTCGCTCTCTGGTGAGGTGTCGAGGGTGGTCTGCGGTCCGTCGAGATCCTGGTGTTTCCAGATCCGGCCGGCGTTGGTGAGTGCGTGCGCTCGGGCGCAGTGCGGGCAGTAGCCGATCGGCCGCTTGTGTGCGGTGCCGGCGACCGCCTGCGGCGCGTGCCGGCCACTGCCCGCGCAGATCATGCCGCGGCCACCTGGTCGACGAGTCGGGCGGCGACCTGCACGCCGGTGAGTGGTTCGCCCTGCAGTGTCCAGCCGGGCCGGGTGTACGCGGTGGTGTGCTGCCCGCCGTGCAGGTAGCCGTCGAGTGCCGGCAGTGCCTCGGCCCACGCTTGCGGGTTGAGCAGGGCACGCGGGTCGAGCAGTCGCTGCCAGCCGGTGAGGTGCCGGTACACGGTGCCGGCCCACGGCGCCCAGTCGTCGAGGTCGAGCGCCCACAGGTACGGCACGAGCCGGCGCAGCGGCGACGCCGGGTGCAGGTGCGTGATGCCGTCGTTCGGGTTGACGACGTGGTACACGCTGCCGAGCCCGAGCGGTTCGGGTCGGTAGCCGGCGGCGATCCCGGTGTATCCGGTGCGCAGCACCCGGCCGCCGGCGACGTGGCCGATCGTGCGGGTCGGGCAGGCGATCGTGACGATGCGGTCGTATCGGATACCGGCCGCTGCTGCCTGCAGCACAGCGATCGCGCCGAGGCTGTAGCCGGCGAGCACGATGCGATCACCGAGGGGGATCTCGGCGACGATCGCGTGCAGCGCCTGCTCGGCCTCGGCGAGGGATTCGGCGAGTGATGCGCCGAGCACGTCGTTGCCGGCGTTCGCGACGGCGATGCTCGCGGGATATGTCACGTCGACGTAGAGCACGCCGCGCGCTCGGGTGGCGCGGTAGACGGCGTTCAGCAGGTTCGCCTCGCCGTCTTGCGGTTCGGCGGTACCTCGCACGGCGAGTAGCCATGTGTTCATCGTGGGGTGTCCTCTCGGGGTGGTGTCTTGCGGTGGCCGCGGTGTGCGGCGACGTGACCGGACGGGTCGACGACGAGCCACGCCGTGATCGTCCACGGCGGCGTATTGGCGCGGGCGATCGCCGCCGACAGCGACCCGAACGGTTCAGGGTCGAGCAGACACGTCGGGTCGGTGAGCGTGAACTGCCCGCCGAACAGTGCCTGCCGGATCGCCGACGCCTGCTCGATCGCGCGGCGCACCTCGGGCCGGGTGAGCAGCTGGTCGAGTTCAGCCGGCGTCGGCACGGTCAGGTTGCCGCGCGCGTCGGTGGTGTTGATCGCGCCGCAATTCGGGCACAGCAGCGCGTCGACGGCCGGCACCCGCATGTAGCCCGAGCACTGCGGGCACGGTTGCTGAGTGAGGCTCACCGGGCACTCGCGCGGATCTCGGCGACGACACGGCTCGCAATGTCGTAGCGCGTCGAGAGCTTCACGTGCGAGATCCCGAGGATGCCGGCGGCCTCGGTGATGCCGCGTGAGAGCGCGTTCTGTGCCGCGTTCTCGCGACTGTCGTCGACGGTCGGCCAGCCGTCTACCTGCACAGGTTCCGGTTTCGTACCCGGATCTGAGGGCATCACGAACGCGTTCGGAATGTGCGACACCTCGAACCGGCCGCGCCGTTCCTGCTGCGCCTTCGCCTCGTTGAACGCGTCGGCGGCCTCGCGCTCGGTGTACGGCCCGGACCACTGCGGCCGCGTGCTGAGTCCGTCGGGCTGGTTGGGTGCCGGGTGGAATGCGAGCCAGTACTCGCGCGCCTCGACGATGTTCTCGACGGGCTGCAGTGCTTCGGCGATCGCGATGAGCGCGTGGATCTGTGCGCGTTGCGGGTCGGGGTTGATGGTCTCTCGTGCGGCTGCGATGTGGTCGGTCATGGCTGGTGGGTCTTTCGTGTTGTCGGGTTTTTGTAGTGGTGGATTGTGGCGCTGAGAGCCGTTCTAAGCGTTCTGGTCGGCTTACCCTCCCTCCCGGTCGAGATCGGCGATCTGTTCGCTGTGTGTGGCTGTTGGCCTGTCGGCGGATAGCTTCACGCGGTCGGGGTGTGCGGGGAATGACACCTCTTGGCCGGTGTACTTGTTTCGGCAGGTGCGGCCGACGGGTGCTCGGCAGTACGGGCAGGGCACGGTTTCGGCTGCGGTTCGGGTTTGGTGCCAGTCGAGCGAGTGCTGTGCGGTCATGTCGGTTGGTCTCCGTGTGTGCATTTGCGGGCGGGGTCTGCGGCGTGGCCGGTGGCGAGGTCAATCGTCCAGCCGTATTCGTCGCAGCGGGTGCAGTTGGCGATCGCGGTTCGGCGTGCGGTGATCGCTGCGGCGCGTTCGGCTGCGGCGCGTTCGGTGGTTCGGGTGGTCCATGCCTCGTGTGCGAGTCGTGCGTCGCGGCAGCCTCGGCATGGTTCGTCGATTCGGCCGATGCGTGTGCGGTGTCGGGGGCATTTGTCGGCCGGCTCGGGGTCGGTGTCGGGTGCGGGGTCGGGGACGAGTGCGAGTGATCCGCGTGTGATTGGTGAATCGGTGGGGGGCGGCGTAGCCGCGTCGTTCGCGCGCGCGCTGGTGAGTTCCCTACTTACGTAACCACCACCTATATCCTCTTGTCTCCTCTCCTCTGGCACCGTGACGTCACGGGACATGTCACGTGACTGTGATGCTACTGCGTTTGCGCGTTCGGGCTGGTCACTAGCGGGTTTCGAGCCGTTGCCCGTTTCCGCGAATAGGGTCGGTTGAGGGTCCGGGACCGGACCACTTTTGGCCCCTGAGTGGTCCCCTCCGTGGCCCTTTTCCTGACGGTTTTCGGAAGTCGCAGCGTCATCGTCGGAGTTATCCACAGGGTTTATCCCCAGTTTCTCCCGAGCCCGTTGCCGGCGCTTGCGCTCGCGGTCAGCCTTCTTACGGTCGACGAGCTTGTCGCCGCTGTCCTGCCAACCGGCCCACGCGGGGAAGTCGTACGTGCCGTCGTCGAACTCGATGATGATGCCGCGGCGCACGAGTTCGAGGGTGGCCGCGCGAGCCTTCGGCAGCCCGACGTACGTCCACGGTTTCGAGGGCAGCCGGCCGCCGTTTTCGAGGTGCCCGGCGAGCGCGAGCAGACGCGAGAACATGCGCTCGGCGTTGGCGCTGATGCCGTCGAACTTGTCGTCGGCGTAGTACCTGGTCGATAGCCATACCTTGTCCACGGTCACCCGACTTTCGGTGGTGGCGTGTGTGTGCGCGAGATCATCCGGCGGCCTTCTGCTGCTCGATATACGCGTCGAGGTCGGCCCGGTCGAGTCGCGGCGTGCGCGGCGTGACGTAGACGACGGGCAGCACGCCGGCGGACACGAGAGCGCGCAGGCTCGAATATCCGACGCCGATGTACTCGGCGGCCGCCCGGTAGTTCATGAGGCGATTCGTGTGCTGAGATGTGCTCACCGGGGTCACTGTACGCCGCCGACGAGTGAGGCGAGGTATTGGTCGCAGGATTCGCGGGTGATCATGGCGCGCCGGCCGATCTTCACGCGTGTCAGGTGGCCGGCGTCAATGAGTTTGTACACCTGCGCGCGGCTGATGCCGCCGAGGTATCGGCCGGTGTCGGGGATGGATAGGGCAGCCTGGTCAGTCATCGGGGTCGGTCCGTTCGGGTGAGGCCCAGCCCGGCGAGGCTGGTGCGTTGAGGTAGTACGGCGGCAGGGTGAACCGGCGCCGGTTGACGATCACCGAGATCTCGTCGGGATCGTCGAGCGAGTGGCCGCCGATGAGCACCGGCGTGCCGGCGGCTGCGTACCCGTCGATCGGATAGCGCAGCCGCCAGCAGTCCGGCCTACTTCTTGCCGTCGGGGTTGAACGGATCGGCGACACCGCTGACGGCCTTCTGCTCGGCCTCGGCGGTTTCGCTCTCGACGAGGCTCAGCTGATTCTCGGCCGCGGCCGACTCTTCGGCGATCTCGTCGTCGTCGGTCGCGGTCTGTTCGACCGGTTCTTTCAGCGTGGTCTGCCGGCCGATCACCACCTCGCGGATCGCCCACGAGGCTTCGAGGAACGTGCCGTCGGCGCCGAGCTTGCCGTGTGTGCCGTTGGTGCACTGTGCCGTCACGGTCATCACGCGGACCTCGCCGGCCTCGGGCTGCAGTTCGTACAGGCTGGTCGGCGATCCGCTGAAACGGTATTTGACCTGGTTACCGTCGGCGCCGGCTTCGGTGCCGTTGTGGTTGGTCACCTTCTTGCCCTTGATCTGCTCACCTTGCACGCTCGGCGTGCTGTTGTCGTCGGTCATGGGTGTTCCCTCTCTGGTGGGTTAGTTGCTCTCGGCGATTGCGTCGAGCACCTTCACGGCCTCGTCGGCGGTGAGGTCTGCGGGGTTGGCTGGTGCGTCGGGGTCGCCGACCATCTGCTGCAGCCAGCCGGCCACGTTGTCGGGGTCGGTGATGCCTGCGCCCTGCAGGTACTCGGCGACCCGCTGCTGCGGCGTGGGGTCCGGCTCGCCCGGTTCGTCGTCGGCCGGCGGGTTGTCCACAGGGTTGTTATCGGCCTGTGGATCGTCGTCGACGCCGGGTGCCTCGCTGAACTCGCCGTCGATGTAGTCGGGCTGCGCGTCGACGGCTGCCGGGGTGGCATCTGCTCGCACGGCGCCGTCGTGGGTGATCGCGCGCGACACCTCGGGCGACTTGGGCAGCATCTTCGCGAGTTGCCGCACACACGTTTTCTTCGCCATTTCGTCGAAATTCTGCGCCCACGGACCGACGAGGGTGCCGTCGCGTTTCTTCGCGGTGGCGTGCTTGCGTGCGTAGGCTCGCATGTCCTCGACGCCCATCGGGTCGGTCATGGCGTAGCCGCCGCCCTTCATCCGGGCGATCGCGTAGTACGCGACAGCGGCACCTCGGGCGCCGCCGCCGGCGGGTGGCCGGTGCACGAGCTTATCCTCGGCGAGTCCGTATTCGAGCAGGAACTCGTCGTTCTCGTACACGATGCGCGCGGCGACGGTCTCGACCATGCCCGAGCGGTAGATCAGTTCGAGCAGGCCCTGATACCCGATGACGAGTTGCGCCTTGTGCGTGCGCGCTTTCGAGTCCCAGAACGGCAGCAGGTACGCCTGCCCGAGCACGCCCGGCCGTAGGCCCAGCTGTGCGCACGTCATGAGCCCGCCGAGCACGGTCGCCGCCTCGCACTTGGCGAGGTCTCGGGTCTGCCGTAGCGCGGTCTGTGCGTCGCGCACGAGTTGCGTCGCTTCGAGGCCCTTCGGCATGGCGCGCTGAAACTCTGGCCCCATGCGGTCGATCTGCTGCGCGAGCGTCGCGGGTGCGTTGCTGCGTTGTGCGGGCGCCGCGGTGGCGCGTTCTTTCAGATCCCTAGCCATTGGTGTTCTCCTGTTCTTTGGCGGGTCCATCGGTGATGTAGTCGACGAGTTGTTCGGCGACCTCGGGCAGTGACGCGATCGGAATGCTGCTGGTGAAATCGACCTGCAGTAGCGCGAGGATCACCTGTCGGCGGGTGTCGCGTCGGTCGACGAGATCCTGCGCGAGCGCGATCAGCTGCTCGACCTGCTCGCCGTCCGGCGGGGTCACGTTCGGGTCGGTCATCCACGTCACGAACCGGTCGAGTGCCGAGAATATGCCGGCGGCGTTCTGGTCGTCGGCGCTCACTTGCGGCCGCCCTTGGCCTTGCGCGGTGCTCGCACGCTGCGCGACTGGAATTGCTTGTACAGGTCGGGGTGCTCGCGTTTGATCGCGTCCACGTCGAGCACTTCGACTTTCTTCATCGTCACGTCGGCCACGTCGGGGTACGCCTCGATGAACCTCGACTTCGCGAACACGCCGCGCTGCACGCGGGCGATCTCTTCATACCCCGGTTCGTCGTACTCGACGCCGGTGCCCGACAGATCCTCGGCGATCACGGCGTGCCCGTCGGCGATGCGCAGCAGATTGTTACGCGCCTCGGTTTTCATCTCGGCGGCCTGCTTTTCGAGCACCTGCCCGTCGGCGTACTGCGTCATCCACTCGCGCGCCTTGGCCGCGGTCTCGGCGTCGACGAGGTTCACGTCTACGTCGCGGCGCGGTGAGGCCCCGACGATCGAGTCGACGGTATCTCGGGCAGTGAGTGCCGGCTCGTACCGCCGGCTGATCTCGTCGAGTTCGTCGACGCCGAGCGCAATGTTGGACGCTTCGAGCAGGTACCCGGTTACCCGGTCCCACAGTTCACGCTCGACGGTGCGAATGTGTTCGAGGAAATCCTCGTCGCGGTCGATGCGCTTGTACACGACGGTGCGGCCGCCGATCATGCCGCCGACGTAGCCGTACGGTGCGCCGGTCACGTCGAGGGTGTGCAGAATCTGCAGTTCGGCGTGGTCGGGCACCTGTCCGTCGGTCCACTCGCTGAGTAGGTACTCGCTCGTGTTCTTAGCCTCGAACGGGATCGGCCCGTCGTCGGTCACGAACACGCGGTCGATGTTCGATCGCTGCCACGGCCGGTCGCTGTTCGCGATCGCCGGGATGCCGTAGTGATCGACGCCGAGCCGGCGGGCGACGATCCGAACGATCGCCGACTCGACCTCGCGGCCGATCTCCATCTGCTCGCTGTCCCGGCCGTCGTCGAGGGGAAACTGCCCGGTCTTGTCCATGAACACATGCCACGGTGTCGCGTCCGGCCAGGGGTTGAGCCCGAGCACTGCCGAGCAGTCAGACGAGCCGATACCCTCGCGGCGCTGTTTGAGCCACGCGATCCGGCCGTCGAGAGTGTCGAGGTCGTGCGCCGGCAGTAGCTCGGTGCCCTCGAACGGGTTGACGATTCTGGTCATTGGTCGTTGTCCTTCGCTGGTGGGAGATGGTGAGGGCAGTAGCTGCGGCCGGTGTCGCGTTGCACGGCCCAGCCGATGCGGCGCAGCTGTGATTCGGTGTCCTCGCGGTCGTTCATGAGCACGGTCTGATTGACGGGGCACCCGAGCGCGTCGCAGTACGCCGTCGCCTTGCGCTTGATCACCGGTTGCGCCGGTGCCGGTTGGCGAACGGGCACGTCACGAAATGCGGCAGGTACAGCAGTTCGCCGGCCGCGCGAGCCTCGGCGGCCTTGGCCTTGCCGAGTATCGTCGCGAGTCGTTTCGGCCCGTCCTCGACGAGATGCACGTTGCCTTTGGTGGCGTTCGGTAGCTCGTCGAGTGGCATCGTCTTACCCTGCGCGGTCTTGGCGAAGATGATGCGCTCGCCGCACGACGTGCACGCGGCCATGTCAGCGGGTCACCTTCGGCGCGTCGGTGATCTTCTCGCGGTGCAGGTAGTAGTCCCAGATGTACGAACCGGTGGGCAGGCTGCCGTCGTCGAGGTATTTCTGCCACAGTTCGCGGCCGCGATCATAGGACGCCTGCCGGCCGGCGATCAGCTTCGCAACCTCGTCGTCGTCGAGTTCCTGCGTGACGGCGACAGTGTTCAGATCGGCTTTGATCTTCACGTCGTCGGGGGTGTCGTTGTATTCGATCTCGGCGTTGAGCTTGTCGAGCAGGTCGCCGAGCGCGGAGAGTGCGCCGGGGATCTTCGCGATGCGCCCGAGGTCGTGCACGTCGATCAGCGGGTGCGCGGTGTGGCCGTCGTAAATGGTGTCGAGGTCGGCGAGATCTTCGGGCCGGTTGGTCTGCGGTGCGGTGGTGTTCTCGGTCATGGTCGTGCCTCTCTGGTGGGGTACTGATTGGTCCCTCGCAGAGTAGCACACTGCCGGCGCCGCGTGTGTCTACTCACGTCCACACACGGCACCGGCGTGTCTATTCACAGGTATTCGCGCAGCGCCTCGGGTGCCTCGCGTACGGGCTGCTCGGGTGCGATCCTGCGGAAGTCGAGCACGAGATCACGCGCGTACCCGACGAGGGCAAAAAACCGGCGGTTCGTCTCGGTCAGCCGGTCCTCGGTCTGTGCGAGCTTCGCCTCGACGCGATCGAGCCGATCAGACTGCTCGGTGAAGTCGTCGTTCATCCGGTCGTATTGCGCCGAGATCCGCGCGATCTCGGCCTCTTGCACCCGATAGGACGCCGCGCGCTCGGCCTCGCGCCTGATCTCCGGTTGCCGCTTGCCCTGCCACCACCGGCCAGCCGCTCCGAACACGCCGGGCAGCTTGGCGGCGAACTGCGAGAACAACGCCGGCGAGCCAAACAACAGGAACAGGACAATCACGAGCCAACTCGGCAGCCCCTCGGGTAGCGTCACTGCACATTTTCCTCACCAATCAGGCCCCGCTCGACGAGCTTCTGCGTAGTCGCTGCTCGTGTCGCCTGCTCGATGCGCCACTGCTGCAGGTAGCCGAACGCGGCGAACCAGAACGTGAGCGCGAATACCGCGAACATGACGGGGGTACGGAAACCATCGCCGCCGCGCTCGACTGCCTTCACGGTGAGCCCGAGCGCCATAGCCGCGTACGTCGTCCCGGCGATGTGCAGCCCGAGGATCGTCATACGCGGCCAGCGCAACAGGAACCCACTGATCGAGAGCGAGCCGCCGGCCAGAAACAGCAGGCCCCACGCCCATAGGGGCATGGCCTGCTCGACGAACGTCAGCGAGTTCGTCGTGTTGGGTCCGTCGCCGGTCACGTAGTCGATGCCTCGCACCACAGGTTCGAGAACCCACAGCGCGAGGATCGGCCACCTGAACGACGTTGGGATGAGCGGCACCCAATCGCCGCGGTGAAGTGGTGCCATGTCATCGAACCAGGCTCGGCGATGCCTTGTCGGGTCCGATGCGCAGCGACGCGAGCGAGGTCAGCAGGGACACGAGCGCGAGCGTGCCGGCGATACCGGCGGCCTGCCCCCATGCCACGTCGGCGAAAGTCCACGCGTGCGACGCGTCGACGACCGGCAGCGCGCCAGCCAGCGATGCGAGGAACGTGCGCGCAGCGCGTGCCAGCGCCTCGACATACGGATTCGTCGAGGTCCATGCCGTCTGTACCAGCCCGAGCAGAACGGTCGCGAGCGTGGCGATCGCGGCGCCCTGCAGTGCCGCCGTCCACGGCACGTCGAGCACGCTCACGGTTGCGCCGGCGCCGAGGAACACGAGCAGGGTCTGCGCGAACGTCTTCACCGCCCGCTCGGCGAGGTCAGCGACGACGGTCGCCAGGGTCGGCGCTGCGACGCCGGCGACGGCCACACTCACAGTCGCGACGGGTGCGGTCGTTTCGGGTGCTGCGTGCGCCCCGTAGCTCTCTTCGGTCATGGTCGTGCCCTTCTAGTTGGTGATCGTGACGACGCCGCTTGGCGTCCAAATGAGCGAGGCGCCGGCGAAGTCCTGCCGGATCGCCCCGACGCCGAACTCGGGTGCTGCGTACTCGTCCGACTTCGGCCAGCCGAGCGCGCCCTGCTCCCACTTCTGCGCGGCGTACGCCTTACCGATCTCGCCGTGCAGCCAGAACCCGGCGGCCGGCCCGCCGGTCGGGGTCATGAGTGTGCCGCCCTGGAATGCCTGCACGCCGCCGGTCACGCCGTGAGCGGTCTCGACGGTGTGCCGCATGATCGGGAACCCGAGCGGGCCGGCCTCCCACTTGCGCGCGGCGTACGCCTCGAACAGCCCGCCGTGAGGGATCGCGTAGGCAGCGTTCGCGCCGACTCGCCAGTACACATGTGCGTTCTCGTACTCGACGAACGCGCCGATCTTGGTCTTGGTGCCGGCTTTCAGAATCGCCGTTTCGCCGGCCTGCCCTGCGACGGCGAGCCGCTTGCCGATCCACGACGCGGCGACCTTCGCCTCGGCCTCGATCAGGTTGATCGGCGCCGGTGCCGTCGCGAAAAACGTCTGCACTCGGCGAATGAACTCGGCCCACGGGAACCCGGTACCGGGGTCGTAGTGGCCGCCGCCGCGCGAGCCGAACGCGACGTGCCCACAGATCCCGCGCTCGCTCGGCCAGTTGCCGGCCGCGTAGCTGGTGGCGCCGACGCGCTTGACCGGGATACCGAACTGCTGACACGCGGCCGCTACCGCGCGAGCACCGCGCCACAGCATCGCATCCTCGTCGAGCCCGTCGCTCGCGTCCTTCGACAGCCAGCGCGACGACGACCATGCCGCATAGCTGCCGGCGAAACACAGGTGAAACGCGACGTTGTTCGCGTCCGCTGCAGCCCACGGCCCTTCGGTGACCGGCACGTTCAGCACCGTGTGCTCGTCGTCGACCTCGATGTTGTAGGCAACCTCGGCGCCGTTCGCGTAGTTGGCGAGCCCGATCGCGTCGCCGTTGCCGCCCTCCTGAGTGTGGACCGCGGCGAAGTCGGTGCGCGCCCGATTGCCGTTCGAGTTGCCGGTGCCGATGCTGCCGGCGTTGTACCCGTAGATCGTGTGTGTGATGCCGTAACCGATCGCCACGTTCGAGCCTCCTGTCGGTGGGGTCGTCGCCGGCACGTCGCCGGCCACGAGGTCATAGAGTGCGGTCGCCTCGGCGAACCGCTTGTCGTACCGGTCGGGGTACGCGCTGCCCTGCACGGCCTGCGCGTAGCTGCCCGGCGAACCCGAGCCGTTGTAGTTGAGTTTCGCGAGCCGGGCGAAGAACAGCCGGGCCGACGACTCGATGTTCATGCACGTCGCGGCGTCGCCCCACCACCATTCGCCGCCGTTGCCCTGCCGAACCTGCTGCTGAAACACGCCGACGCTGTACCCGTCCGAGCCGATGCCGTCGTTCGGGATTTTCAGCGATGCCGGCACCTTCGAGTTCGCGAGGTTGCGCAACGTCAGGTTGCCGTCGGCGTCGTTCACGGCGGTCTCGACGATCATCGTCGCGAACGCGATCTTGATACCTCGGGGTGTGATGCCGAGGCCCTTGCCGACGGCGGCGACGCGCCGTGCATATCCGAGTGCTCTCGCTGAGTAGGTCATTGGCGGGTCTGTCCCTCGATCGGTGGGTGCCCGGCCCCTAGCCAGCGACGCAACGTGTCGGGGTCCAGCGTAAACCGTCGCCGGTCAGACGGGCGATAGGTCGCCGAACGCCCAGTCGTCGAGTGAATAGCTGTAGTAGTTCGTGAAGAACGACCGGGCACTCGTCGTCGCGAGCCCGCCGCCCCGGTAGCCGGCGCCCATACCGGTCAGCGCGCCGGTGTCATTCCACGAGCCGACAGCGCTGCCGTTGCGGTACGCGGTGAACAGCCGACCGACCGCGCGTAGCTCGAACACGTCGCCGGCGGACACGCCCGACACCGTGCCCGAGCGGTTGGTGAACGTGCCGCCGATCGCGCTGCCGATGTACGCCGAGCCGTTCTCGAAATACAGGCCCACGGTGTCGGTCATCTCGCCCGAGTTGTTCACGCGCAGGTTGATCGCCGAGATCCGGCCCGATGCCGGCGAGCCGGCGGCCGCGATCGTGGCGCGTACCCACTGGTCGTCGGTGTTCGCGCGAGCCGACTCGTACCGGCATCGCGAGTAGTACGTGCCGTCGGTGGTCGCGACGTTCGAGCGCGCGGTGTTCGACACGACGCTCGCCCGGTTGTTGCCCGAGGTGCCGTAGATCGACCAGTCGCCGCCGAGCCCGTAGGAATCGGACCGGTTGAAGTTGTCCGACGCCGACGCGAGCACCGGCCACACGAGGGTAGAGCCGAGGCACAGCGCGCGGACCGGCGTCGAGCCGAGGTAGAGCGCCGAGATCGGCGAGGCGCCTACATATGCGGGCATCGTGCGCCCCTCTCAGGTGACCGCATAGAGCGTGTTGCCGTCCTTGGTGGCCGCCGAGTACTGCGCCGCGGTCATCCGCTCAATGTCGAGCGAGGTCACTGTGCCGTTCACCTTGCCGAGCACGCGGCCGGTGCCGAGCTTGGTCGCGGCGATGCCGGCCGACCCGGACACGTCGCCGTCGACGATCGTGCCGTCGGCGATCTTCGCCGAGGTGACCGACGAGTCGGCGAGATCCGCGGTCGCGATCGAGCCGTCGACGATCTTCGACGAGTCCACCGAGCCGGCGGCCAGCTTCGCGAGCGTCACGTTGGCGTCGACGATCTTCGCCGTCGTCACGGTGCCGTCGGTCGGGGTGCGCGTGTTCGACAGTCGCGAGTCGTTGCCGACGGTCACGGTCGACGCCGTGGTGCCGAGCGGGATACGGCCGATCGCGAACGTGCCCGATTCAATGTCGCCGGCTGTGAGGGTGACGGCGCCGGTCTTGCCGGCCACGCTCGACACCGGTGCCGCCGGATAGGCGACCTGCTGCCAGCCGGTCACGACGGTCGGGTCGCCGACGATGATCCACACGGTGCCGAGATCCGAGCGGATCGCCCAGTCGCCTTTTTGCCCGGCGAGCGCGAGCATGGCCGACTGATTCGCCACGGTGCCGAGGTAGTCGACAACCGCAATGTCGGGCACCTGCGACGTGACGAGCTTGCCGCCGGATAGATCCGCCTTGCCGGCGAGCGCGGTCGTCAGCGATGCGTCGGCGGCGTCGACGTACGCCTTGGTCGTCGCGTGTGTGGTCGCGGTCGGGGTGCCCACGATGAGCACGCCGGCGGCGCCGCGCTGCGCGATCGACGACGCCGTTGCTGCGCTCGATGTGTACGCGAGGGTGGTCTGCACGTTGGCCGCACCGGTCCCGTACAGCCTCGACGCGGTGCCCACCTTGTCGACCTTGGTGTCGAGCCCCGGCACGGTCGGCGCGTCATAGGTGCCGGCGAGATCGCCGGCGAGGATGATGCCGCCTTTCGCCGTGGTCGTCGCGTCCGGTACGCCGGCGGCCACCGTGTCGGCGGCCTCCTGCGCGCTCGCTGCAGCGTCGTCGGCGCTGCCGGCGGCCGCGGCCGCTGATGCGTCGGCGTCGGCAGCGTGGCCGGCGGCCTGATCTCGGTACCCGAGTGCGGCGCCGGCGGCCGCCTGCGCTGCAGCAGCCGAGTCGGCGGCGTCGACGAGTGCCGGCACGGTCGCCGTCTCGGTCGTCGAGTCCGTCATCGCGAACACGAGCGAGTTGCCCGACGCGCTCACGCCGGCGATACCTCGACCACGCGGGCCGGTCTCGCCCTGCACCTCGATACCGTCGCCCTGCGCCGGCCAGCTGGTGCCGTCCCACGTGTACAGCAGCCCGTCGCCGGTCACGAGCACGGTCGTGCGATCGTTCGGCCCGAGCCCGGTCGGGAGATCCGCGTACGTCGCGACCCGCTCGTCGATCTCTAGCCCGGTGCCCGGCTTGCCGGGGACGATCCACGCGGTGAACGGCGCCGACCGCGGTGCCGGCAGAACGACCGGCTGATCGCGAGTCAGCCGGATCACGCGAGGCCCGGTCACTGCCAGATCACCGACCCGACTAGCTTCACGTCCGGCTCGGTCGCCGGCGGCGTGATCATGAGGATGCGCGCAGCGGTGCCGGCCTTGATCGTGTTACGGACCGCGGCCACCTGCGCCACGGTGCGCGAGAACGTCGCGACATGCCCGTCGATTACCGCCGTCCACGTCTCGATCGGGTCGAGGGGATCGCCGAACACGAGCGTGACCGCGCTGCCGGCGGCCAGCGTCCACGGCTGCCCGTTCGTTTCGTAGAACTCGATCGGCTGCTCGAACCGGCTGCCGAGTTTCAGGTACACGTTCTCGGTGCCGGCGGGGTCGCCTATCGCGCATGTCATGGTCTGATCATCCTCTCGCTATACGGGATCGACGCCGACGCCCATCCACGGCAGCGTGTCGTTATTCGGCGTCAGGCTCGACAGCGGCACCGACGAGGGGATCGACGACTGCCCCGACAGGTTGTAGAGCGGCGCGGTCAATAGCTCGGCCGACGGATCTTGCAGGCCCGGCTGCCACAGTGCCGCGATCGGCCGGGTGTTGACGATCAGCCCGGCGTTCTGCAGCTGCGCACCGAACAGGATCGTGCCCGGCGACACGTCGTTCAGCGTGCCCATATCGAACGCGTGCAGCTTCGCCGCCGTCGTGATCGCGCCTTTCTGGTCGCCGCCGTCCCACACCTTTTCGACGTTGCCGGTGTTCGGGTTGTACACGCACAGCGCCACGTACCAATAGTCGATGCTGAATATCGACCAGCCCGTCGAGCCGGTGATCAGTTTCAGCCGACGCGGCCGGCAGAACCGGTTCACGAACAGCGGTACGTACCCGACGACGCCCTTGCCCGGATTCGCGGTCGGCATCTCGTGGCCGACGCTGTGCGAGTGGCTGCTGTGAGAGTGCGATGCGTCGGCGCACGACATGCTACCGGCGCTGCCCGTCGTCCCGTCGGCGCCGAGCCCGAGGGTATAGCGGGGGAACGAAACGATGTCATGCTGCGATAGCGACTCGTACACCTGCGTCACCTGCAGCGCGGCCATATCGGCACTGAGATCGTTGATCGCCACCTGCGCGGCCGCGGCGTCGGCAGCCGCCGAGTTCGCCGTCGAGAGCGCGTTTGTCGCCTTGGTGTTGAGCCCGGTCAGGTCCGAGATCACGTCGGCGATCGCACCACCGACGACGGGGATACCCCGGATACCGCGCAGGATCGCGTCGAGCAGGTTCTGCACGAAGTCGGCCACGTCCTGAACCCATGCGAACAGGTCGCCGGCCCACGTTTGGATCTGCAGCAGGAACGCATCGGTGCCGGTGTAGTTGCCCTGCAGCGCGTCGAGTAGGTTGCCGAACCCGTCGATGACGTTCTGTGCCCACTCGTGCAGGTCGTCGAAATCGCCGTTCAGTATGCCGGTGATCGCCGAGATCACGTCGCCGATGCCGTCGAGAATGGCGATCGGAACCGACGCGAACCCGCCGAGTAGATCCGTGAGCAGCTTGTTTCGGAAGTTCTCTAGCATCTCCCACAGATCGAGGTTCGCCTCGGCGCCGAGCGCGTCGGGATCGACGTTCTGCAGCTGGTAGATCGTCTGCGCCGTGTAACCCTTGTCGGGGACGATCGGCGTACCGCCGCCGGGTGGTGAGGTCATTCGCTCGCCTCGTCGTCGGTGCGCTTGTCGCGCAGCTTGTCACGGTTGCGGCCGCGCCAGTTGCCGAACTCGGGTGGTGCGACGGTGTTCGTGTCGATCGGTATATCCATCTGCCGGGCACGCTCCGAGTCGACGAGCCGGTTCTCGATCGCCAGCTGCTGCGCCCGTAGCTGCTCGCTGTACGCGGCGAGTTCGTCGTCGTTCATCTGCGTCACGTCGGGCATGGGGACGGCCTGCCCCACGTCGGCCATAGCCTCGGCGGCCCGCCGGCGCACAGCCTCGCCGCTGATCTTCCACGACAGCCAGTGCTCGCCGGCGCCGCCCATCGTGAGCGAGTCGTCGCCCGTCGGGTTGACGAGCCGGTACTTGCTCGACCGGATGATCACCGGCTCGCCGCGGTCGTTGACGATCGGCCGGCCCTGGTCGTCGACGAGGTGCGCCTGCACGCCCGGCGGGAACGGCGCCGGCAGTCCGGGGTACAGGTTCTCGAACGTGTGCAGCGCCAGCTGCTGTTTCATCTCGGTCGGCAGGTTGATCGGCGGCAGGTCGCCGCCGCCGGGCACGTCCGGCGCCGACAGCGGTATCGCGGTGAATATGTCGAGCATCGGGTGCCGCTTGTCGAGCGCGAGCACCACGCCGTTATCGTCGCGGATCAGCCCGCGCGTCTGGCCCTTACGTCGTGCCATGTGTAGTCGGTCCTCTCTGGTGGGGTGTTACCAGAATCTAGTATTCAGGCACTGACACCGATCGCCTGCACAATGTCTTTCACGCCGGCGATCTGCCGGCTCAGAATCGCGCCGGGGGTGTCCTCGACCACGCCGTCGCCGATCGTGATTGTGTCTTTCGGGTCTTGCGTGCGCGACCACTCGGTGTCGATGCCGTACACGTAGTCGGTGTGCAGCTTGCCGGTGCGGCCGACCTCGGCGTTCACCCGGTCACCAATGTCGAAATGCGCGCCCGGCCAGTACGGGCGGCCCGGCATCACGGTCACCTCGAACACGCGGTATGCGCGCGATCGCCAGAACCCGACGCGGATCGCTTGGATCACCGACACGAGCATGCCGTTGCCGCCGGTGGCCTCCCAGTACTCACCGAACGGCGGCCCCCACTCGCCCATCTTCTGAATGCGGATCGGGTTAGGTATTCGCCAGAACGCGAGCACCACGTCGGTCACTTGGTCCTCGAATATGCCGAGCCCGAGCGCAGGGTTGCCGATCGCCTGCCCGAGGTACCCGAGCGCAGCGTTCAGCAGCAGTTTGATGCCGGCGTTCACCCACTCGGGAGACTTGCCGCCGGTGACCACCGCCGACGCCGTGGCCTTGTTCGTGATCGACCGGTACGTTTCGACGCTGCCCTGCCCGAACGTGCTGCGCGCGTTGCGGAACGTGACCCACGGATTTTCGCGGGTCGTGCCGAGGAACCCGGCGACGCTGTACTCGGGCGACTCGACGTAGGTTGCCTCGTTCACAACCTCGTTGATCAGGTCGTCGGCGACCTCGCTGATCAGGGTTGCCACGCCGTCGAGCAGGGTGCCCGTCGGGCCGACATAGCCGCTCTTGTTCTTCACGTCGAACACGAGCGTCGGCTTGGTGAGGGTGTAGTAATCCGGTGCCGGCTGCGGCATTCCGGGGAACCACCGGTAACAATCGAGGTGCAGCCCGGCGTCCTTTAGCGTCGGCAGAACCACGTCGTAGAAATTGCCGAACCGAGTCGCGAGAACACACCACATAGACGTGTCGGTTAGGAATGGTTTCGGCACGACGACTATCGGCCATTCGGCCGGATTGAAATTACTCAGCCATGACGCCGGATCGAACAGGTTGTCGCTGAACGTCCACGGCAGCGCGAACCGTCGTAGCAGGTTGAGGAACAATAGCGCGGTGACGCCGGTCTGCGACGGACCACCGTACGCCCAGATCTTCGGCCACTGGAATTGTGCCGGGAAGAACGGGTTAGCGAAACAGATGACTTTCTTTGCATGCTCGAACTCGTGCACGATTTTTAGCTCGATGAAATCGAACCCGTCGTCGTTGCACTCGTCGATAACCTTGGTGACTTTGCCGGTCCACTCCATATAGCCGTACTGAATCCGAACGTGCAGATCTTCCCACTCGCCGAGTTCGTCGATCACGAAGTCGTACACCGAGTCGTTGCCGAAAATGCGCAGGTTTCCCTCGCCGGTGTCGTTCAGTTTCCGGGAGATCTTGCACGCGGTTTCGTTGAATATCGGGATCGAGTCATCCCAATTCTTGTCGTAGATCCACACGGTCGGCCGGCGACGCGCGGCTGCCTGCCAGTCGATGAACGACGCGGCCAGTTCGGCACGCATCTCGGTCGCGGTCAGCGCCATATCAGCGACTCACCGCCTCGGCGACGATCGGCAGCTGTTCACCGATCGGCCGGTCGTACCGGCGGGGAATGGTCAGCAGCATCGACGACGTGGGAGCGCCGCCGACGAGTCGCACCTTGACGGTGCGCGGGTCCGGCGTGTTCGGGAACAACGGCCGGGTGAACGTCTTCGATCGCATGCGCGCCCAGTCCTGCCCGAGATCTCGCACCCATAGCTGCGGTTTGCTCGGGTTGGTCTGCAGCCAGAACGATTTGTTCGCGCCGGCGAGGGCCGGCAGCGGGATCGAGTTACCCGAGTCGCCGTCGGGAAACGTCCACGTCTCCGACGCTGCGGTGAGTTCGCCCGAGTTCCACTCGGCCCACCCGTATTGATCGGTCGGATTCGACCACGGCACGTCGATCTCGTACGCACCACCACCGACCGCGGTCATGTGCGGCCGGCCGTCGCCCTGGTCATCGCGCACGAACTCGAACGTGTACGGCTCGGCGTACCAAAACGGGTCGCACGCGAGCAGGTTGCACGGCCATGACGCATTGAGCCGGCGACCGTGAATCGTGTCGGTGTCGTCGGCCGGCTGTTCGAGCAGCCGCACCCGTAGCTCGCGCCAGCCGTGAGGGGGTGGAAAGTAAACGCGCAGCCAGCAGTCATAGTCAACCGAGAGCACCGACCACAGCAGCGTCTCGATCTGCGCGTACTCGCCGAACGTGCGCGCGTAGACGATGAATGTCGCCTTCGGCCGGCGCTCTTTCTTGCGCGGCATATCCGACGGCGTGGCGCCCTCCTGATAGGCCCACTGTTCGAGCGGCGTCTCGGTCGGGATCTTCCACAGCCCCGACATGCTCGACCCGAGCGTGACGCCCTGCGGCCCGCGTGGGGTCTCAGCACTCAACACGTCGATGACGATGAGGTCGTTCTGCTGATACCGGTCGCGCAGAATCAACTGCGCCGAGCGGCGATCGTCGTGCACACCTGCGGTCACAGTCAGCCCTGCCTATACGTCTCGGTGACGGCCGTCATTCCCTCGACGGCTTTATCCTTGGTCTTGTTCGGGTCCATGCCGTAATTGTTCACGGTGTCGGCATATTTCACGGTCTGCGGCGTGTTCTGCTGCTGAGACTGTGCCCACTTCACCAACTCGTCGACGGCCGCCTTGAATATCCCGTCGGCGCCGACCGGTTCGAGGAACGCGCCGACCTCGCCGGTGATCGCACCGATACCCCAGTCTTTCGCCTGCCCGGCGAAGTCCTGCGTACCTGCCCACGCGTTCGCCCGGTCGATCCCGTACGGCATCGACTCATAGCTCGGCGTCGTCGTGCTCGGCGTCGAGGGTGTCGGGGTCGTCGTGGTGCCCGGCGTGGTCGTGGTGGCCGGCGCCGGCGTGGTCGTCGTCGGCGACGGGTTGGTCACCGTGACCGGCACCGTGCCCTGCGAGGTCACCGGAATATCGGCGCCCTTGCGCTGAATGCCGGCGCGCAGCTTCGCCTCGTCCTCGCGCCCGAAATTCTGGCCCGCGCCCGAGCCCCACGGCGAACCGCCCTGATCGTTGAAGATCTTCGCGGCGATCTCGGCCTGCTGCTCGGCCGTCGCCTGCCCGGCCGTCGGCGCGAACTTGGTGCCGCCGTTGCTCGCCCACGTGCCCTTAGCGATCTGGAATAGGCCCGATGCCTCGTTGCCGCCGCTGTTCACGTCCTGGATACCCTGCACCACGTCAGCGCGGCCGCCCGACTCCCGTTGGATTAGCTTGTTCCACTCGGGGTCGACAGCCGAGTACGTGCCGTCGGGATTCTTTTTGAGCGCGATCGTGTCGGTCTTCGACTTCGAGGTGCCCGGCGTGGTCGTCGACCCGCCGAGAGTGTTGCCTGCCGTCGTCGTAGATCCGCCGAGCGTGTTCGAGGTAGTAGCAGAGCCACCCATCGTCGCCGGCCAGTTCTCGACCCACACAGGCGTGATTCCGCCGCGCTTGGCTTCGGCTGCGCTGTTGAACTTCGAGCCACCGCCCGAGTTGCCCCACGATGCGCCGCTGCTGCCACTGCCACCGATACCCGAACCGATCGGCGTCGAGCTACCGCCGCCGAGAGATCCGGTCGGCGTGGTGCCACCGAGCCCGGTCACCGGCTGCCCCGTCGTCGGGTCGCCGCTCATCGGCAGGTGCGCGTGCTCGGTGAACTGTGCGTCGTCGGCCTTGCTCGCGCCGGCGCCGATCTTGCCCGGCGCGCCGGCCGGCCCGGTGTGCTCGAACCCTTGCCCGTCGGGCAGCGTGGCCGCGGTGTGCGACGACGACCAACCGACCTGTAGATCGCCCTTCTGCCCGAGGCCCGGCTGTAGTCCCATCTTCGGCAGCCACGACGCGAACCCGCCGGTCGCCGACCGCTCGCCCTCGCCCGGACCGGACGCCTTGCCGGTCGCCATGTTGATCAGCGACGACACAGCACCCGAGCAGTCGGTGTTCCAACCGTTGCCCCAGCCGCCCCAGGTGTAGCCCGAGTTCGTGATGCCCTGCGCGCGTTGTATGAGATCCTTCGACGCGAGCCCACCCTGCGCGAACGCGGGCACGCCCTTGCTCATCGCCTCTAGTAGGCCCTTCGGTGGCTGCCAGCCGCCGCGGATCGCTTCGAGTAGCGGCAGCGTGCGCGGCGTGACCGCCTTCGCCGGCTCGACGTACTCCTGATCGGAGAGCATCGCGGGGATCGAGTCCGAGGTCGTGGTGCCGGGACCGCGGACCGGACCACCGCCGGCGAGGTGCGGAATGTCCGGCAGCCCGAGGGTGAACCCGTCGTATCCGATCGGGCCGACCTTGAAACCGGGGATCTTGAACTCGATCGCGTTCCACCCGTCGATGATCGCGTTGATCGCACCCTTGAACGCCGAGGTGATGCCGTCCCACATGCCCGACGCGGCGCTCGTGATCTTCGAGCCGATGCCCTTGAAGAATCCGACCACAGCGTCGAGCCCGTTCGAGACGAGCGTCTTAGCGCCCTCGATCCCGTTGCGGAAGAAATCGGTTACGGTCGTCCACGCTGCCGAGACGGTCGAGCCGATTGTCGTCGCGAGGTTGGTGAAAAACCCGATCACGTTCGCAACAAATCCCGACACAGCGGTAACGACATTGGTAACGAAACCGGACACCGCCGACCACATATTCGATACCCAGCCCGACACCGTGCCCCACACGGTCGACGCGAGGTTCGTGAAGAAACCGACCACGGTCGAGACGAACGAACCGACCGCCGAGCCGATGGTCGACAGGATCGACACGAACACGCCGAACACGGTCTGCACGCCGGTCCACCACGCCGAGATGATCGCACCGATCGCGGCAAACGCCGGCGCGATAATGGTGTTCCAGAACCACATGACCGCGGCGCCGACGGCACTGATCGCCGCTTTTAGCAGGTTGAAATACAGCTGCACGCCGGCCCACCACAGGTCGAAAACGGCCCGTATCGCGGTGAACGCCGGCACGATGATCGTCTGCCACAGCCAGGTAAACACGGCGCCGACGGCGCGCACGGCGGCCTGCAGAACGCCGAACTTGGCGGCGAGCCCGACGATAATGCCGATCGGCCCGGTGAGGATCGCGGCGAAGATCTTCCAATGGTCGGCGACCCATCCCACCACGTCGCCGATCTTCTGCAGCCCGGCAGCGAGCAGCGGGTAAACGGCGTTCCACGCCTTCTGCATGACGCCCCACACCGCCGTGAACGTGGCCTTAATCCCGTTCCAAATCGCGTCCCAGATCTTGCGGCCGGTCTCGGTCTTGGTGAAGAACAGCGCGAGCCCGGCAGCGAGTGCCGCGATCCCGGTGATGATCAGCCCGATCGGCGACACGGCGAACGCGAGCGATAGCAGCATCCACGCGGTGCGCACCGCCGAGATGATCGAGGTAACGATCTTGAATACCTTGAACGCACCGACGGCGACGAGGATCGCGGCACCGACGGCACCGATCACCGGCCCGAGCGGCTGCAGCATCTGCACGAGGCCCTGCACGACGGGCAGCACGAACGTGACGGCGTTCGCGAGCGCGACGAATACGGGCACGAGCACCTGCAGCGCGGCGCCGAGGGTCTGCCCGAGGATCACCGCGATCTGTGTCGCGATCGGCGCGAGCGCGGCGAGCAGCTGCGTGATCGGACCGACCGCCGGCATGAGCGCCTGGAAAGCCTGCACGAGCCCGGTACCGAGTGCCTGCAGCACCGGCGATAGCGCCGTCGCCAGCGCGCCGAGGATCGGGCCGGCGAACTGCACCACCTGCGCGATCAGCTGCCCGAGTAGCGGCATGACCGGGGTGAGCGCGGTAGCGATCGACGAGATCGCCTCACCGAGTGGCGCCATTGCCGGCGCGATCGCGGCGAGGCCCTGCCCGAGCCCAGACACGAGGCCCGAGATCGCCGGCCCGATCGCGGTGATCAGCCCAGCGATCGCCGGCGCGACGGTGCCGCCGATGATGCCGGCGACCTGCAGCAGGATCGGCAGCACCGTGCCGACCGCGGCCGCCGTCGACTGGAAGAACGACGTAAGCGCCTGCGCGCCTGGACCATTCACCCACTCGTTGATCGAGGTCAGTGAAGTCATGAGCGAGCCGAGGAAATTGCCGTCACCTGCAGCTGCGGCCGCCTTGAACACGCCCGAGATCACGCCGCCCAGCTGCCCGAGCACCGCGCCGAGTTGCTTCGCGACGTTGACCGCGCTCGTGAAGAAATCGGCCATGCGGCCCGACTGCTGCGCCTCGACGAGGAAATTCGACAGTTCACGCGCAGCGCCGGCGATGCCGTCGGTCATCGGCGAGAACACTTGCGACGCGCCGGCACCGATCGCGATGAGTCCGGGCACGAGGTTGCCGAGGGCACTGCCGAAATTCGCGGCCATGTTCGCCGAGTCACCGAGCAGCCCGCGGATCATGCCGACGCCCTGCGCCGAGTTGATGAACGACAGCGCCGAGATCGCGCCCTCGTTGAACCCGTCGGCGACGGTGACCATCGCGTCGCGCAGCGGCACGAGCAGCTGCGACAGCTTCTCGATCTGCGGCCCGAGCCCGGCGAAGAACGCCGACTGAACCGGTTGCTGCACAACGTCTTTGAACTGTTTTCCGAGCGACTGAATCGCGAGTACCGCGGTCCGCGCCTCGGGGGTGAGCTTGGCTAGTGCCTCGTTGAACTTCTCGGCGTTCTCGGGGTCGAACGCGTTTTTCAGTGCGTCGCCGACGCCGGCGAACGCGGTCTTGATCGTGGCGCCGGCCAACGCGAGCGCACCGATCGCGGCGATGCCGGCGCCCGCGCCGGCGACCAGCGTCGACCCGAGCGCAGCACCGAGCAGCGAGATCGCGGGCAGCATGCCGGCGACGGCCACGGTAGCGGCGCCGGCGATCGCGGTGAACTTGAGGAACGTACCGGTGATACCGAGCACGCTCGACCCGAGCCCGGCGATCGACTTCGCGGCGCGCACCGCCGAGTTCGTGTTCACGTCGACGGTCGTCGAGGTTCGTCGAGGTAGGGATCTCAGCAGCAGCGACAGCCGCTCGACCTGCGCGATACCGTTCACGGTCACGTCGATCACGATGTGCATGTTGTTGCCGACCTTGTTGAGTCGGCGCAGCGCGGTCGCCATTGTGCGAATGTCGTCGGGGTCGGCGCCGGTCATCGTCACCGACACCGCCGAATTGACGTTGCCGACCTGCTGCAGCCGGCGCAACGACGAGGTGAGCGTGCGGATCTGCTTCGGGTCCATGCCGACCTGTTGCACCTCGACGAGCACCGCGATCGTGTTCGGGATCTCGCGCAGACTCGACCGGATACGGCGCGACGCGACCTCGGTCAGCCGCATCATGGTCGACATAGATTTGCCCCACGACGTGCTGATCGCCTTGCCCTTGACCTCGGTGTCGCGAACCATCCGTTTCGTTTGGTCCTCGAACGCGCCGGCCATGCGGTCGAACGACTTACGAACCTCGACTTCGAGCTTGGCGAAATTCTTGCGCACAGCCTGCGCGGCAGCGGCCGACGACCGTTCGAGTCGCTGCCGTAGCTCGCCCTCTACGTTGTCCCAGTTCAGGACGACGCCGACCTCGGCCTCTGCCCAGCTTCCGCCCGGTGCCGTCACACTGCCCGCCTATCACTCGCTACCGCGCCGACGAGTTGCCGGCCGATCAGCGTGAGGGCAGTTCTCGCTGGTCGTTCGTGTCGGATCTCAGGGTATCCGAGGTCGGCATCGTGATCGTGGCACCGGCGGGCGACTGCCGGCCCTCGCGTTGCGCCCGCTTCATCTTCGCCATGCGCTCGGCCATGTCGTCGGCGCCGGCCGACTCGACCGCCACGTCGTCACGTTTCCACCGCTCGATCTCGCGCAACGGCGGCGTCGTGATCTTCCGAACCCACCGATCGAGGGTCGCCTTGTCGCCGGTCTGCCACGAGCGAATGAGCGCGTAGATCGCGTTCGTCGCACGGTCGACGGGCATCTCGAACACGTCGAGCCCGCGCAGCTGCAGTTCGCCGTCGACGAGCATCCACGACGACGCGGCTTGCCGCCACAGTCGTTCGGCCACCCACCGAGGCATACCGAGGTGTGTCTCGACGAGCCGGTCGGCCACGAACTGCAGCAGGTCGAGAGACACGCCCGAGCCCGGCCGCATGATCGCCAGCCCGAGACGCGGCCACGAGTCGGCCGTGCAGAACGCCATAGTGACGAACAGCCCGCCGACGTTGCTCTCTTCGGGCGACAGCATCGCGCGCACGAGATCGCGGGTGTTCGGGGTCCGTGTAGCCAGAAACGCGCCGTCGAGAACGAATCCCGGCGGCGCGTCTCCCCACGGCGGCGCGAGCGCCACGCGTGGCCCTCGGTTACTTCTTGGCCTTGGCCGCTGCCCGCCGCTGTTTGCGGTTCATGGCCTCGACCTTCTCGGCCTGCGCGAACTTCGACGCCGCGGTGTCATCGCCCCACCGGTTGAGCACGGCGGCGACGACCCGGCCGTACAGCCCGTCGTCGAAATTGTTCGCCCGATCGGTCACCCGCTCCTGCAGGTACATGAGCCCGGACGCGTCGACGGCCTGCTGCACGAGCATGACCATCGCGTTTGTGCGCTGCTGCGGGTTATCACTCAGCAGCTGGTTCGTGTACAGGGTGAGCGCGGCATCGCTCGGCCGGTACAGCCAGAACGGCGTACCGTCCATCGCGAACGCCATGCGCTCGACCTCGCGATCCTCGCCGGTGTCGGTCGAGAAACGGAGATCTTCGGGCACGTCGTCGAGGGTCGGCGGCCGGTAGTCGATCTCGCCGCCGCTGCTGCCGGCGCTGCCGGTGGTCTCCGAGTCGGCCGGGCTGCCACTGGTGCGCAGCTTGTGGACGCTGACCATATCCGGGCGGCCCATGTCGTCGGTGTCTACGTCGGGGTATTCCTCGGCGAAGAACTCGGCCCACTTCGCGCGGGTTGCGTTGGCCTTCGGTGCGGTTGCCATGCTGGTAAATCCTCTCGATCCGCTGTGTGGTGGTTACCACCCGTCAGCGTAGACGGTTGACCTGCCCCATCACGTCAACCAGTGCGTCGACGAGGAACGGGTTAGGCTGCACGCCCTTCACCGACTTCGCGAAAACCCACTTCGCGTCTTTGCCCCGGCGTTTGCCGGTCGAGCCCTTCACCTGGAATTTGAGCACCTGCCGAGTGACCGGGACGATCGGTGTTCCCTTCGGCCCGTAGATGCCGGTGCCCTCGTGAATGTAGCGGGCATATTCGAGCGGCGACCCGATCGTGACGTGCGTCGAGTTCGGCCGCACGTCGACGGTGTACTCGATCGAGGTGCGCAGGGCACCGGTGTCGACGGGGGTGCGCTTGCGTGCTGCGTTCTGCACCCGGCCGCCGATCCGGTGGCCCCACTGCTGCCCGATCCGAGCCTTGTCGCGGGCGATGTTGGCCGAGTTAATCCGTACCGTCATCGCCGGCAGGCTCGCTATCGTCGTCGTCGGCCTCGCCGGCGTCGTCGCTACCGGCGCTCGGTGCCTGCGCCGGCGGGGTCGTCGGTGCCGTCGAGGTGTCGAACTCGCCGTCGGCCGGATCGTTGCCGGCCGGCTCGGTGTCCTCGGCGCCGTCGACCACGACGACACGCTGCCCCTTGATCAGCCGGTCGATATACGGGGTGCGCTCGACGGTCACAACCTCGCCGGCCCGGATACCGCCGAACGACTGCTGCGCCTTGATCGTTACCTCTGCCATGTGCTCAATCCTTCCGGGGATCACCGGGCAGCATCGGCACCGCCTCGTCGGTGAATCTTCCGAGTTCAGTATCGACGATCAGATCCCACTCGACGCCGAACCCGCCGCCCGAGCGGCCGACGGTGCGCATCTGCCCGATCGTCACCGCGGCCCGGTCCACGTCGACGAGATCCCAGTCGGCCGACAGAATCGCCCGGCGCAGTGCCTCGGCGTCGTCGAGCAGATCCCGCGCACCCGAGTCGAGCGCGACCACGCTCGGCGCGTCCTGCGGCCGGTTCTGATTGGTGACCGGCTCGCACCGGTACACGCCGACGGTGAGCGTCACCCGCCACTCTTGGGCACACGCCGCCACGGTGGCCGCTCGTTGGCTCTGTGCCGGCCTCGGCCCGATACCGGTCACGAGTGCCCACAGCTGCGCGCAGAACTCGAACGGCGGCTTATCAGGCACCACGCCGACACGGCCAGGGACACCGGCCCGAGACGCTGCGAGTTCCGACTCGGCTCGCTCGACGACCAGCCGAGCCAACGCGTACGGGCTGCAGCCCTTGATCGTCGCCGGCGCGGTCACGAGTCGAACCTCGACACGAGCGGCCGGCCCACCATGCGAGCCGGCGCCGAGATCCGGTTCGGGTTGATCGAGAGCAGCCACTGATCAACCTCGTCGATCCCGGTCATGCCCTCGGTGAAGAACGCGCGCGGGTCGAGTTCGACCTGCAGCCCGTTACGGTTCGCCGACGTGACACCACGCGGCAGCCGGCACTCACGGCCGTCGCGGTCCTTCACCCACTCCACAGCGAGCACACCGGCGGCCAGCTGCCCCGCCTGCGGGGGAACGATGCCCCGCCGGTACTCGACCACGAATGAGCCCGGTTCGTCGTCAGCGGCGTTCAGATTCTGCCGAGTCGGCCACGCGAGCCCGTCGACGCGGCGCAGCCACCGCCGGTTACGAATCCGGTACGTGTCCGGGTCGAGGTCGTCGCCGTCGATCGCGACCCGGATCACCGCGGCGATCGGACCGGGCAGCGCGAGATCCGCGGCCGACTGATGCCGGCAGTCGTCGGTCTCACAGCCGCACCCATGCGCGGCCGCGATCGTGCCGGCGATGCTGCCGAGCACCATGCCGCCCGAGGCGAATACCGGCGACCCGCCGCCGGCGAGCGTGCCGGCATACGTCGACCCGCGCCTCGGTGGCCGATGACACGGCCGCACCTTGTCGAGCCAGGTACCGAACACACGCCCGGATAGCGCCCAGATGATCGCGACGGCCCACGCCGTCGCCTGCTCGCGCTGCTCGTCGGTCAGCGACTCCCAGTAATCGAGATCGTCGACCGGGATGATCAGCGGCCACTCTATGTCTGCCATGCGCCTACTTTCTCACGAGAAACGACGAATGCCGCACGACCAGCGTGAACCGGTCGTGCGGCATTCGGTAACCACCCACTGCGGTAGCGAGTCGCAGCGAGAACTACGGGGTGAGGTCGAGCGCGACCGCGCCGTCGGTGTCGGCCGGCGGTGCGACCTGCACGGTGATCGGCAGGTAATGGTCGAGTTCGTCCAGTGCCTCGGGCAGCTTCGCCGGCGCCGGGGTCGTGGCGTCGTCGAGAGTCACGTTGTACGGGCCGACTCCCCAGCCGGTGCCGTCCTTGGTGATCGCGTTACCGAGGGTGAACTCGGCGGTCTCGTTGTTCAGCGTCAACTCGTCGAGACGAGCGGCACCGATGAACGGGAACAGGTGATAGCCCCAACGCTTGCCGCCGGCGCCGCAATTGGTGCCGGGCACGTCCGACCACACTTCGAGCGCGAACGCGGTCTCGATCTCCGAGTACCGACCGAACTTGATACCGACGGCGTTGCCGGCAGCATCTTCGTAGATCGGGTTTCCGGTGACCATCTCCCACAGTTCCGGGTCGACACCACAGAACTGAATGCCCAGGGTGAAGTACTTGAACTTGTCGGGCTGCCGGTCGATGAAACAAAAGTCATCGTTGCCGTTCTTCGGCGCGTTCTCGGTGCCGTCCTCGTACTCGGCGCTCACGTCGATCGACACGAGGCCCGACGACACAGCCGTCGACTTGGTGCCCTCGACGGGTGCACCGCACGAGTCGAGTCGAGTCAGTCGCATTTTCTTCGCCCGAACGGACGGCCAGGGCACGTTAGCCATGATTGCTACCTCTCACAGGGTTGTCGGTTGATACTTCGCCCGGCCCCTAGCCAGCAGCAATGTGCTAGGTGCGAGTGTAGCCCGCACCGTCACGGTTGCGCGGTTACTCGCCCGCGCCGTCATCTGCGGCACCCGTCCGCGCGTCGTACTCGGCGATCAACTCGGCGCGCTTCATGCCGTCGGTGTCGATGCCGAACCGGTCGTGCATGTACTCGGCCCATGCCGCCGTCGAGTCGTTGCGGTCCGGTGCACCGTCGTCGCCCTCGGCATCCTTCGCCGCCTCGACCTGCTCGGCTGCGGCAGCCTTGTCGGCCTCGGCCTGCTCGGTCGCGTCGGCAGCCTGATCGGCGTCTGCGGTGCCGTTATCGGTCGACGCGGCCGGCTGCTCGGTGCCCTGCGACGCCGCTTGCTCGACCTCGCCCTTGTCGCCCTCGCCGGCCTGATACTTCGCGTACACACTGTCGGGCACCTCGAACGCCGGCGTGCGGCCCGCGGTGACCGTGCGCACGAGATGCGCCTCGGCGCCGGCAGCGCGCAGCAGCTTCGACGCGATACGTGCGGCGTCGGCTCGGTTCTTCGACACAATCGTCGGCATGTCTGATCCTCTCTACAGTTCGACCAGCGCGGCGCCGGCCAGATCGTCGAACGTGACCATGTAATCGCGGGTCACGAGTGCGGTGCCGGTGTTCGTTTGCGGATCGAACCACGCCGAACCCGAGTCGGTCAGCACCTCGGGCGCCGTCCGGTACACGGTCACGTCGCCGGTCGCTGCGATCCACAGCTGCCCGGCCGCCGGCGCCTGATCGGCCGGCCCGGTGCCCGGATAGTTGCCGAACGCGATCGGCGTGCCGAGCCGGGTGCGCAGTACGTTGCCGTCCTTCGACACGAGATCGAGGTGATCGGCGACCGCGCCCAGCTGCCGAGGCAGGTGAATCACGCCGAGCGACGCGTACTCGCGGTATAGCCACGCTTCGAGTTCGCCGATCGCACGGTCGAGGCTGGTCGCCGTCGCGACGACGGTCTCGGTATCGGCCGACATGATCGCCGGCGTGGTGCTCGTCCACACACGAGACTCGACGAACGGCCCCTCGCCGGCGCCCAGCGCCACGAGAGCGCGCGAACGTAGCTCGTCGAGGGAAATACCTACGGCCTTGCATCGGGCGGCCGCGTGGACCTGAAACGGGTCGGCCACGTCGGCGGGGAATCCCTCGGGGATCTCGCGCGGCTCGAACTCGCCGGCGTCGAGACATTCGATCTCGGTCGCACCCAACTCGGGTCGCACCGGCGGCCAATACTCAATACCCGACGCGACCCAATGCGGGTCGATCTCGTCAGGGGTGAGAGCAACCGACAGCAGGCCATAGTCGGCGCGGGTGAGCCGATGCTGCCGGTCAGTGAACAGTCGGACCGGTGCGCCGGCCTGCGTGGTAAGTGCCATCGGTTCAGTCTCCTAGCTGAAACGGGTGAGGCACCCGCACGACGCGGGGGTCGCGGGGTGCCTCACCGGTCGGGTGTTGAGTTGTCCGTGCTTACGGGGTGACGACGACGATCTTGCCGTTGTGATCGAGGTCGCGAGCGGCACCGGTGGCACCGTTCACGTCGATCGGCAGGGTCGCAACGCTGCCCCGGTATGCACGCCACGCGATCGCTAGCGACTCTTCCATGAACAGGCGCAGGAAATCGTTCGTGGTCAGGCCCACCGAGTCGTAGACGGCTTCGAGGTTGATGATGTCGCCACGGCCGCGAACGATCGTGCCCTCGGGGTAGACGAGAGCCTTCACGCTGGTCGGGTACGCGGTCAGGGTCGCCGTCTGCCCGACACCGGTGCCGGCGTTCACGAGCGCATCCTGCCAGTCGTAAACCCAGTCGACGGACGCGCCGCGATCGCTGAACCATCCCTCGATCTGCGCGTCGGTCACGGCGAGCGCGTTGTCGACGCCGGTGCGCAGCGCGTAGTCAGCGCGGAACGTCGGCTTGTACCAGATCGGGAGAACGACCTTGAATCGCATCGACTCCGAGGCACGCCACCGGTAACGCTCGTTCGTGATCAGCCACTCGATCGCGTTCAGCGACGCGCCCGAGATGGACGGCCCGAACGTGCCGGTGAAGTTCACGGCGTTCTGCGCGGCGAACAGGGTCTCGACTCGCTGCAGGGTGATCGCGTTCACGCGGTGAGCGTGCGCGGCGATCAGTTCCGAGATCTGCGCCTCGACCTCTTCGGGGTAGGCGTGGTTCTGCAGGATGCCCGCGGTCGCACCGGTGTACACGGCGTCGGCGCGCACCTCGTCGAAATCAGGGCAGTCGACCCGATAGAACTGCTTGGTGTAGTCCTCGGGATCTTCCGAATCGGCCTGCGCTTCGGTCATCACACGGCCGGCCATGCCGCCCGCGTAGATCGCACCGAAATCGACCTGCCGGCGGAATCGCAGCCCGCCGCGGGTCATCTGAACCTCGGGCAGATCGAGCAGCCCGGCGTTCGCGTCGGTGAGCGATCCGGGAATGTCGTACAGCACGTCGGACGGGGCACACCAACCGGCAGCGGTCAGTTCGCCACCTTCGAGACGCGACTCGTCGACCGCGCGGCGCAGCACCTGCCCGTCGTCCACCGCACCCGATGCGACCAGATCCTCGGGGAACTGGATCTGCAGCGAGGCAATATCGGCCTTGGTGGTGGCGCGAACGCCCTTGGTCGGCAGGCCCTTGATCCGGGCCGACGCGGCAGCGGCGAGATCCTTGATCCCGCCGAGTTCGTCGCCGGCCTCACGGCCACGGACACCGGCCGCGGTGATGATCTTCAAGCCACCGGCGGTCTGCTCGGTCTGCTCGGTGCGAACCGGCTTGGCGCGCTTGGCAACCGAACCGACGCTGAAATGCGGCCGTGCGGCAGCGGTCACGAGTTCCGCGCCGGCGTTCTCGGCGCCAGCCTCGGCACCCTCGCCGCCCTCGGTGTTCTCGGCAGCAGCGCCGTCGCCACCCTCGCCGGCCTCGGCGCTCTCGCCCTCGACCTTGGCAGGGTCACCGGTGTCGGTCGCGTTCGCGCCCTCGCCGCCGTCGCCGCCCTCTTCGCCGGCCGGCTCACCCTCGCCGGTGATCTTCGCCGCGCGAGCAGCGAGATCGGCGCGAGCCTGCGCCTTGGCCTGATCGGCGGCGTCGAGATCGTTCTGCACTTCGCGCGTGGTCTCCATCGCGTCGACGAGCAGTTCGAGCCCGAACAGTTCGGCATCGGTGGTCGGCTCGGCGGCGTTGAGATCCTGGAACTTCTCGATCGCCTCGTTGAGCAGCGCGTCGACCTCACTGCGGTCGGACTCGCCGAGCAGTTCCTTGATCTTGGTTCGACGCTCATCCTGCGACAACGGTGCCCCGTTGGCGCCGGCAGTCTGTGCTGCCTCGATGATCTTTTCGAGAGATACGTTGCCCATCGCTGGCACCCTTTCGTGGTGTGTTGCTGGTTGACCTTTGGGTTATCCGGCCCCTAGCCAGCGATGGTCCCGCTAGTCGCCTACTGTAGCGCGTCCCCTGCAGGTCAGCGCGTAACCTTCCGATAGATCGCGCCGGGGTCGGTCGCCTGCAGTTCGCGAACCTCGGCCAGTGTCAACACTCGTTTGACTGTGCCGTCGCTGAACTCGACCTGAAAAACCTCGATGCGTTTGCGGTTGCAGTTACAGCCCATAGCGCACCCGCCTCTCTCGTTCTGCCTGCTCAGCGCGATCTATCCGATCGGCCCACTCTTGGATCTCGGCCGCCCGACGGGCCGGATCTCGCCGACTGCACACCTGCACAATCAGCGCGGCGAGCCACTTCATGCCGCGGCCTTCGACCGGCGCCACTGTTTGCCGTCGGTCTCGGTGCCGTCGTCGTACACGGCCACGCCGTCACCGAACGACACGAGTTTGCCGCCCTCGGCGCCTTTCAGCGGCGACTGATCTTCGAGCATCGTCTTGCCGTCGTAGCCCATACCGGGCAGCACCGGCGAGCGCATCCACGTCACGCCGTTCGTTTCGGTGCCGTCGTCGTACTTCGCGACGCCGTTCTCGAACTCGACGAGCTTGCCGCCCTCGCCGCCGGTGTCCGGTACCTGGTCCTCTTCGAGTCGGTCGGCGGGGTCGCCGGCCTTGCGTGCCGGCACCTTGCTCTCGACCGTGAAGTCGGGGGAATCGCTCGCGGCCTTGTCGGCGGCCGGCTTCGCCTCTCGGGTGGCCGGCGCGTCGGCGGTGCCCTTCGGCGGGTCACCGACATGCCAGCCGTTGCCGTCAGTCCACGAGCCGTCGTCGTAGTCGGCGCGGCCGTCGCCGTAGCTGATCAGCTTGCCACCGAGCGCGCCCTTGTCGGGCGACTCGTCCTCTTCCATCGGGTGATCGGTGCCTGCGCCCACGTCCTTACGTGGTGCCGGCGCATCGGCGGGGATCTTCGGGGGTGTGACATTCGAGGTAGACGGTTTCGCGGCTTTGTCACTCGCCGAGGTGGACGACTTGCCGGCCTTGGCTGGTGCCGACTCGCCCGCTTTCGCCTTCGCCGCTGGTGCAGCCTTAGCCGAGGTGGACGACTTAGCGGCCGGCGCCGCCTTGTTCTCGACCGGCTTCGCGGCCGGCGCGTCGCTCGCCTTCGCCTTCTGCTCGTCGTGAGCCTTCGGTGCCGGCGTGCTCTTGCGCTTGCCGAATATGGCCTCGCCGACGGCCTTCGCGACGTTCGTCACGTCACGCTGCACAGCCTGCGCGGTGTCGTTCGCCGAGTCGACTGCCTCGTCGACCTTGCCGCCGATCACGTCGCCGATGCTCACGCCGTATTTGTCGGCGCCCTCCTGCGTGGCCGCGCGCCGCTTACCGCCGGCGGCCTCGATCGGCTCATCCTCGGGTACCTCGACCTCGACGGCGGTCTGCATCGGATCGTCAGGCCCGTCGGTCGGTACCTCGCCGATCAGCACGTCGGCCTCGATCTGCCCGAGCGGCACGTCGGTCACGTCGCCGGCGATCGCGATGCGCAGCCGGTCGAACGTCACGTTCACGCCGGTCGGCAGCTGGTCGGCCGGCATGCCGTAGCCGGCGGTGATGTGCGGAACCCACGCGCCGAAATCGGACGCCGGCACCCGGTCACCGAGCGCGCGCAGGATCTTCTCGCGGATCTCGGGCAGCGCGTGCGAGTCGACGAGCCACACGGCGCACTGCTCTCTGTCCTCGCTGTTCGGGTTGAACTCGGCCCGCCCGAACAGCGACCCGCCGACGACCGGCTCGGTGCCTTCGAGGGCACGCACAGCAGACGAGACAACGCCGGCCCGCCACTCGGGCATCGTGTCCGTCAGATCCTCACCGAGGAACGCGAGCGTGAGGTGTAGCTCGGCGGCCGGCTCGCCGCCCTCGACGGCCAGCTGCGGCGCCTCGGCCGGCAGCAGCGCGATCATGCCGCCGGTGTGCACCGGCTCGGCCGGCTCGTCGTCGAACTGCTCGTCGACCTCGGCGTCGGTATCGGCCGGCGCATCGGTCGGGATCGGCTGGTCGGCGATCAGCCCGGCCATGTCGGCGACCAACGCCCGAGCCTCGTCGGGGGTCGGTGGCAGCAGCGACGCGGCGAGCTTGCCGCCGCCCTTGTTCTGCCGGCCCGGCCACTGGTGGAACACGTCGTGATACAGGTTCGCGGCGAGCCCCTTGATCTGCTCGGGGGTCATGCCGTCGACCTCCTGCGTGAGCGCCTTCACGAGGGACCGGTACGGCGTCGGTGTCGGCGCCCACCGAGCGAGCCCGGCGCCCGAGGTCCAATACCGGTGTAGCTGCGACGGCATGTGCCCGGTCGCATCGTTCACGGTCGACTCGACGCCGGCAGCGAGTAGCGCGGTGAATCGTTCGTTCGCCTGCGCCCGCCGGCGGTCGGCGATCAGTTGCTGCCCGGACGCGACGAGCGAGTCGCGGCGCTGCGTCCGCTGATGTGCGCGGATCGCGTCGAGCGTCGCCTTGCCGCGCGCCTTCACGTCGCGGGCAGTGAGCGCGATCTCGACCCGCTTCTGTGCGTCGTCGGCGGCCGCGGTCATCATCGCCTCGACCTCGGCGCGCGTGATCGGCCCGTTGCGGACGATGCCGGCAGCGACGAGCATCGACGGCTCACCACCTGAGGCGACCAGCTGCTCAGTGCGGGGGATCGGGAAACCGGGCACGTTCACAGCGAGCGCGGCGACGAGTTCGAGGTTGCCGTCGATCTTGCGCCAGTCACCCGACAGCGACGACCGGCGCAGCGTCTGCCGGGCAACGTCGTCGGTACCGGGGTGCACACGGCCGGCGATCCATATGCCGTGAGCGTCCTCGCCGGCGCGCACACTCGCGATCTGCGAACCGGTGTTGTCGTAGTGCGCGGCCGCGGCCACGGCGTCACCTTGGCCGGCGTGACCGGTGCCGAGCGTGAGGTGACCGACCGGCAGATCGCCGTCGGTGGTCGGGACGACCGACTGGTGAAAGTACTTGTAGTCGGCGCGCGACCTCGGCGGCTTCACGTTCTGCTCGGGCCGATACCCGATGTGCTTGGTATTCCAGCCGGCGAGGTGCCCGAACACACGCCCGTCTTTCGTCACCTGAATCGGTGTCAGCTGGTCGAGCTTCGGATCACGGAAATCGTCGATGTTGAAAACGACGCCCGCCGCGGTGAGCGATGTTCCGATGTAGGTGTTCACGCTGGTGCCTCTCGTCCGGTCCCTTGCCGTCGAGTATGGCAGCAGCTACTCGGCTCGTCGGGCAGCTGCACGCCGGCGCCAGTCGCGGAACGCGACCCGAGCGGCCTCACGATTGCCGCGCGCCCACGCGCTACCGAGCACCCGGCGGCCGGCGTACGGGTTGCCGGCACCCGGCCGTGACTGCTGCCCCTCGCGGTACGCGGTGACCGCTTCGGCCGCGGTCGGCATCGGCTGCGCACGGCGATCGAGTTCGCGCTGCGTCGTCATCTCAGGTAGTCCTCTCCGAACCGCTTGCCCCGCCACGTCGCCCACTCGCCGAGCGCACCCTCGGCGTCGAACACGTCGAGCCCGGCCTCGATCATGCGCTCTAGGTCGCCCTTGGTGATCCGGCCGTTCTCGTCGAACCACGCCGCCATTTCGTCGGACATGTGCCGGCGCGCGGTCGCATCGTTCACCCGCCACAGCATCGACTCGTCGAACCCGCCGGCAGCCTGCGACCGCCGGCTCAGCATGTGCCCGCGCGTCTCCGACTCGGCCATGAGCAGCCAGTCGAACGCGAGCCGGCGGTGTAGCTCGTCGAGCAGGTCAGCGAAGTTCGTCGACGACAGGCCCTCGGTTTTCGCGCGCGCCACGAACTCGCGCCGGCGCAGCTGTTCGAGGTCGAGGCCCTGCAGTTCGGCGAGCGCCTGCTCGTAACTGATGCCTTCGGCCTCGGCTTTCTGGTCGGCCTGGTCCATGAGTTCGTACCGCCGGCGATCGGCGTCGGTCATCTGCGGCCGGTTCGCCTGGTCGCGTTCGTAGTCCTCGCGGGCGATCTTCACGCCGAATATCTCGGCGATGGTCTCGTACCCCGGCGGGATCGAGTCGGGGTCGTCCGGGTCATAGGAATCGGCCAGATCCTCTAACGGGTCGTCGTCCGGTTCTACTTCGCTATAGGTGCCGGCGTCGCCGGAATCCCTGAATCCGTCGTCGTCGACCTCGGCGGCCTGCGTCGCCTCGTTCAGCCGGCCCTCGGCCTCGTCGAGTCGTGCAAGCGCCTCGGTGATCCGGTCCTCGTCGCCCGACTCGCACGCGTCGGCGAACTCATCCTGCACACGGTCGAACTCGGCCTGCACAGCGTCGAGATCCTGCGAGCCGATGTTCTCGACGATCTCGGGCGGATCGGCCGGCACCACGTCGCCGGGCAGATCGTCGTCGTCGACCTGCCAGTCGTCCCAGTCCGGTTCGTCGTCGTCGGTGACCGGCGGCAGATCCTCGTCGTCGTCGCTCGCCCACCTCGGGTCGTCGAGCCAATCGCCGTCGTCGTCGACCTCGATCACGTCGTCGGCGTGTTCCGGCTCGCCGAACTGCACCTCGATCTCATCCGAGTCACGCCGGCGCGCGAGTTCTTCCTCGACGAGCGCACGTAGCTCGTCGTCCTCGCGCTCGTCGGTGCGAATCAGGTAGTCGGCGAGCCGTTCCTCGGTCGCGGTCTCCACGTCCGGCGCCGGTATCGGCGTGCGTTCGTCGGTGATCTCCACGTCGCCCGGCTCGGCCGGCATCGACTGCCCGGCGTCCTCGCCGCGCTGCCCCACCTTGGGTTTCACGCGGCCCTCGCGCTCGGCGACCTGCACGATTGCCTCGTCGGCGCGCTCGGCGTCGTCCGGCCCGATGCGCACCGAGCCCGGCTCGACCGGCCCCTTACCGCCCTGCTCGTCGAACTCATCCTGCAGTTCGTCGTCGTCGTAAATCAGCATCGTGCACCGGCAGTTAATCACCTCGTGAGGTGCAACCGAGATCGCATCGGCAGGGTGGTCGAGCAGGAACCCGCCGACGCGGAACGGCTGGTCGAGCGGCACAGCCTGCCCGTCGGCGACACGATGCGATGCGCGAGTGCGCGAGTCCTCGGTCGATAACCACCGCTTCCACATGCGAATGCCGGTCAACTCCTGCCGGATCTTCGCCGCGGCCAGCTGCCCGGCCGACACCGCGCCGTGCGACTCAGTGCGCGCGATCCGGCGCGCCTTCCACTGCCATTCGTTCAGCGACTCGTCGTGCTGCTCCCACAGATCCCGGCGCCACGCACGCAACTCGGCGCGCTGCGCAGGGTCGAGATCCGGCGACGCGAGCCGTTCCTCGACCTCGTTGATCTGCGCCCGTAGCTCGCGCGACTTCGCATCTATCGTCAGCACGCGGCCGATACGGTCGGTCATCTGGTCGATGGTCTCGGCCTCGCTCAGTGCTTCGAGCAGTTCCGGCCGTATGTCCTCGAACGCGCCCTGCGGCCAGATCTTCAACCGGTCCGACACCTCGGCGAGGTACTGCTGCTGAAACCGGAATGCGCCCTGCGGGTCGGCCCGGCGGGTCTGCTGAAATGCCTCACCGAACGCGATCGACACGGTGGGCAGCACCTGGTTTTCGAGTTGGTTCTGCCACTCGCCCCACGAGCGCGCGACCGCCGCCTCGATCGAGTAGTCGATGTGCGCCGACGCCGCCGGCATCGTCCGTCGGTGAGTCTTGCGGTTGGCTGCGGCGACCAGCGCCTGCGGCACGCCGAGTTCCTGCAGCAGCGCCAGACGGAACGCGTCGAGCCACGAACCGATAGCGGCCAGGGTCGCCGAGTCGATACTGCGCTCGGCGCGGCGCAGCAGCCACTGCTGTTCGGCGCGCTCCCTGGTTACGTCCACTAGACGGGTATATCCCAGAACGGCAGCCGATCGGCCAGCAGCCGGCGCAACGCGATCCGATCGGGCAGCCGGCGCTCGACGATCAGATCGCGCACGTACTGCTCGCACACCTGCGCGTACGGGCCGGTGTCGCCGTGCAGCACGACGGGCAGCGTCTCCCACGCACCGCGCAGCAGCACCGGCCACTCGTCGCCGGCAGCGAGCAGATCGGCCCGCGTGTGCACGAGGTGCTGCGGTACGCCGTACTTCACGCCCGAGTTGCGGCCGGTCGCCTTCGACCGCATGGCCGCGAACTGCAGCGCCCGGACCACAGCGAAGAAACACACGCCGGCCACGGTGTCGAGGTTGTCGCGCTGCTGCTCGTCGAGGTGAGGTTCGGTCATCGTCACGGGGTGCCCTCTCCGGGGGTGATCTGCGGGGTCGGCTTGTCGAGCGTCGCCGGCGGCGAGTTGTCCGGGTCGTCGGCGGTAGCGTCGGCGGCCGGCGCATCGGCTGCCGGCGTGGCCGCCTCGGTATCGGGCACCGCGGTCGCCGGCAGGTCGACGCCGATCGCGCGCAGGATCTCGACGGCCGCGCCCGGCTGCTGCCCGAACTGCGACAACAACGCGATCAGGTTCTCGCGCAGCACGCGGCTGGTACGTTCCTCGTCGGTCGGCATGTCGTCGGCATCGAACCCGGCCTCGATGAGCGTTTTCTCGGCCGACAGGATGCCCTGCTGATAGGCCCACTGCGCGTCTTTCGAGCGGTCCGGGCGCAGCTTCAACGCGCTCGTGTCGAACCACACGCTGAACTCGTCGGCGTTCTCGACACCGGACGCGGCGAGCAGCGGCCGCACAACCTCGGCGGTCATCGTGTGGCAGAACGTGGTCATGATCGGCGATACGCCGAGCTTCACCTCGGCCTCGTCGAGGGACCACGCCGACCAATGGTTCATACTGCCGGCGCCTTCGAGCACGCCAGGGTCGGAATCCATACCGAGCGCGATACGGCGGATCGCCTCGGCGCGACGCTCGTGCATGTGCGGGTCGAGCGTTTCCGAGAACGTCTGTAGGTGAATCAGATCGGACAGCGCGACGCCCTCGATCCGGGGCACCGACGCGACCAGCGGCGCCAGCGACTCGGCGCTCGACCGGTCCTCGATCGCGGTCATCATGTACTCGGCGAGTTCGGTCGCGAAATCGACCTTCTCGCCGTCTTTGTTCAGGATCTCGACATCTTGCGTGACGAGCAGCAGCCCGCCGCCCGACGCGAGTTTCGAGTCGATCTGTGCGCCGACGTACTTCGTCATCTGCACCAACTCGCGCAGCACCGGCAGCAGCGCACGAACCGGCGCGTCGGCCAGCGCGGCGAGCTTCGGGTGCGGCGTCCACGAGCGGGCAAGGATCTCGTTCGCGTCGTCGACCTTGCGCGGCGTCACGCCGTCGGTGATCTGATACTGCCCAGCCTGCGAGCCCAGTAGCTCACTCGACGAGTGCACCGACCACACGAGCCGGCCGGGGTGCGCCTCGTCGTTGCGGGTGTTGATGATCGACTCGCCGGTGTATTCGATCTGCTGCACGTACCGTTTCAGCTTCTGCTCTACGTCGGGCAGGTTGCCGAACAGCTGCTGCGCGAGTTCGCCGACGACGCCCTCGGTCACGCGCGCCGGATCTCCCACGTCGCCGGCCTCGTGGTGGCCGATGTAGATGCGGCACTGCGATGCCGCGCGCGCCTTCCGGTCGCCGAGGAATCGCATTTCAGGCGACTCGTCGCGCAGCGACCACACCTCGTCTTGCCACTTCTCGGCCTGCCTCTTGCGCCGGCGCGGGGTCTGCCGGCCGCCGCGGTCCTCGGTGCCGTTCAGCCGTTCAGCTGCTGCGACGATCGAGTCGCCACGGAATGAGCCACGACGACGCATGTTGCCGCCGGCGGTGCGCTCGTAAACCGGTTCGATCGGGTACGCGGTGATCACCGACGCGGCCGGCGCGTGCCGGCGAGCCGAGGCGATCAGGCTCTGAGGTGTCTCGGCGGGCGCCTGGTCGCGCAGCATGCGCAGCGCGCTAGAGTCCGGTCGTCTCGGCATCGTGTCCTCGTCTCTCAGTCGTCAGCAGGGTCGAGCCACGCGGCCGCAACGCCGGTCACGTAGGACGCGGCCCCTGCGGTAACCATGATGAACCACCACCGAGTGTCGGCCCACCAATACGCGGCCGTCAGCGTGCCAGCGGCGACCCACACGGACGTGCACCACGCGCAGGTGATCAGGTACGCGAACCACCCGAGTTGATCGCGCTCACCCGACACGACGCGCGCCAGCGACGGGCCGACGAGGCGATCGCGGATCGGCGACAGGATCTGATCGGCGACGATGAGCCGGGTCACGCGGGCGACGAACAGGATCGTCATGATCACGGTGAGCGGATCGAGTGTGTGGGGCATGGTCCGGGTGTCCTTCGCTGGTGGGTCGGTTGGCACTCAGATTAGCCGCACACACGACGACGACCCTGCACCCGAGCGGGTAACAGGGTCGTCGCGGTTGCTGTGCTCACTGCCCGAGCACTACCCCGGACAGTATCAGCGGATCGTCAGAATTGGCTCGCGGCTCCGTGCTCGGCCTGCGCCTGCGTGAATCCCTCGAACACGAGTTGATCGACGAGGCCCTGCTGCGAGAACGACGAGTAATCCATGTACTCGGCGGCTTTCTTCACCGCCTGCGCATCCCAATCGGTGTCGAGCGAGTCGACGGCGAACGTCGCGTCGGCGTCGCTGAATCCCTCGAACGCGAGTTGCTTGATCAGGCCCGAACGGGAGAACGCCGAGTATTCGAGGTAATCCTTGGCCTTGCTCACGGCGTTACGCTGCCCGGCGGTCAGGTTGTCGGCCGTGGTGGTGTCGGCCGCGGCGACGACGGCGTTCGTGTTGCTCGCGGTCGCAGCCTCGTCGATCGGGTCGCATGCGGCGACGGCGACGACGATGCCGGCAGCGGCGACGAGTCCGGCGAGTGCGCGGGTGGTGGTCTTGAACATGTTTCCTCCTGGTGGGTTGGTCGGCGGTCTACCGACTCGGCCCGGCTCGTAACGCATCCCCACGCGCACGAGCCGGGTCGACTCGGTGCGGCTGCCTGCCCCTCGACGGGCAGCCGCTGCCGGGTCATTCGGTCGGTGATGCCCAGCCGGTCGCGTAGCGGATCGTGCGCCACCCGAGCCCGTCGCGGGCGCCGTCGCCGATGAACTCCAACAGTTCGAGCCAGGTGAACGGCGACGACTCGCGGCCGGTGAGCGCCCAGTGATCGCGGCGCACCTTGATCGCGGCGTACGTGTACACCGGGGTCGATCCGGGGTACCGCTTCGAGAACGTGATCACGGCGCCTTTGCGCGGCTCGGGGATCACTTCGAGTGTCGACTTGTGGCGCTCGGCGGGTGCCACGTCGGCCCACGGCTGGTCGCGCAGTACGGGGGTGTTCGTGATGGTCATGGTCGTTGGTCCTCTCGGGTGGTGGGTTACTGCTGTGCGAGCTTGCGTCGGACGGCGGCGAGGCTGCGGGCTGGGTGCCGGTTGGCGCTGTATCCGCCGGCGATGAGGGTCTGCCGGCCGTTATCGAGCCACGCGATCGCCTCGGCCGGCGTGCCGGGGTAGGTGAACGTCGTCGAGGTGAGGCTGTAGCCGGTGAGCCGAACGTCGTCGCCCAGCGCCTCGGCGATCAGCGCGAGCGCCTTCACGTTGCTCGCGGTCAGCCCGGTCACTTTGGTGCTCATGCGACGGTCACAATCTTGTCGGCGGCCACGGTGACGTAGACGCCGGCGGCCGGGCAGACGCGGAACGTGCCGGCGGCCTCGTCGCGGCTGGTGACGTAGCCGATGCCGGTGCGGCCGGCGGTGTCGGTGTAGTGAACGATCATCCCGATCATGTCGGTTGGTCCTTTCTGGTGGTGGTCAACTGCGAACGAATGTATAGCATCACCGTGGTGTTACGCAAGTACCGAGATCGCGCAGGTCACGGTGCCAGCGGAACCCGCCGAGATCGAACCACATGTCGCCCTGTTCAGCGCACATATCGAGGCTGCGCTCGACGATGGTCAGCACCGCGCCGGCATGGCCCCAGTTCCGCCGAGGCGCACCGAGTCGGATCGAGAACAGCCCGTCGGTGGTCTTGATCCGCACACTGCCGTCGTCGAGCTTCACGTGCTCGCACCACGGCGTCGGATCGTCGAGCCAGTGCTCGACCTCGTGCACCTGCTCGCCGCCGACACGGATCGTGTACCGGTCAGCGACGTGCACCTCGAACGGCGGCCCCATGAGGTCGACGACGCGCGAGGGGTCCGACGGTTCGCGGTCGGTTTTCAGGGTCACCATTGTCACGCTCACGTCGACCGATACCGGGTCGGTCGTGAACAGGGTCATCATGTTCGGCATTGGCTACTCGCTCTCTTCGGCCGGGTCGAGTACTTCGAGCCCGGCGGCCTCGGTGGTCAGGTGGCCGCCGCCGTCGAGGCGCACCCGGTAGGTGGGGATGATCTCGACGATCGTGCCGGTGTAGTTCGGACTGTGTCGGTTCGGTCCGTTGCGGCCGGTGGTCACGCGGTCGCCGACGTTGTGCCAGTTGTCCATAGGTTCGCCTCTCTCAGTACGCGATCAGGCTCGCGAGCCAGCACAGCAGCGGGAACATGGCGCCGAGCGCGGCACCGAGGGCAACGTCGCCCCGCGATGCCGGCACCGGCTCGTCGAGCGGGTTGCGGCAGTCCGGTGCACACGGCTCGCCGTCGAGCAGACACCAACCGTGACAGTGCTCGCCGCACGCGTTGTTCGTGATCTCGATACCGTTCGGGCAGGTGGTCATCGTTCGTTCCCTTCGATCTGCCGGCGCCACGCGTCCGGGTCGTTCATCCATTGGTGGTGTTGTTCGTCTGCTCGGGCAGCGATCGCGGCGTGCTCGGCGGCCAGCTGCCGGCGGTACTGCCGGCGGCCGACGATGATCGCCACGGTGCCGGCGACCGCGCTCACGCCGGCGAGGCACCCGAGCGTCACGGCCCAGTCGGTTTGTGAGCCGACGATCATGATGATCGTGAACGCGAGCGCGCACCACCATGCGGTGATGTGCTCGCGGATCGACGCGAACGCGCGGGTGAACACGTCGGGCACGAGCCCGTCGACGCCGTACCACTCGCTGCTGCCCCAGTCCTCGAACTGCTCGGCCGGCTTCGGGTCGCGGCGCGGCACGCCGTCGGGATAGGCGATCTGCTCTAGCCGCTCGGTCGACTTACGGCGCTCGGCCTCGCGGGCACGCCGCTCGATGCGGGCAGCCTCGGCGGCCGCGGCCAGCGCAGCGCGGTCGATGAACTCGCGCCGCACCTTGCCCGGCCCGGACCGGTAGACGCCGCCACCGCCCGCCGGCGGCCGCACCTGGTCGTACGGAAACGGCCGGCCGGCGTCGGCATGGCGCCGCGGTTGGTATCCGCCCATCACTGCACCCTCTTCGCTGCTAGGTCGACGTACTTCTGTGATAGCTCGACGCCGACGAACTGCCGGTCGAGTCTCTTCGCCGCGATCCACGTCGAGCCCGAGCCGAGAAACGGGTCGTAGACGGTGCCGCCCGGCGGGCAGCCGTGCCTGATGCACCGCTCGGCGAGTTCGACGGGGAACGGCGCCGGGTGGCCGGGCACCCGAGCGGCCGGGATGGTCCACACGTCGAGCGGCCGGCGCTCGCCCTCGGTGATGCACTGATCGAACCAATACCGGTCGCGCTTCGAGAACAGAAAGACGTGTTCGTACGATCGCACGAACCGGTCTTTCACCCGCTCGGGTTGCGGTGCCGGCTTCTGCCAGATGATCGCGTTGCGCAGTACCCAGCCGTGGCCCTGGAATCGCTCGGCGACCCGCCACGGTATGCCGAGCATCGACTTGTTCGGCAGGCCCGGCTCGGTCAGCCCGCGCGGCACCTTCGGTCGAGCGTCGTACCGGCGAGCCGAGAACGATGTGCCGGGCCCGCGGTTGTGGTTGTACGCGTTGAACGTGTCGCCGACGTTCAGCCACAGGGTGCCGGTGTTGGTCGTGAGATCTCGCAGCGCATAGGCGAGGTTGCCCATGTAATCGAGGTACTTGCCGACGCTGTTACCGCCGATCTGCCCCTGCTGCTCGTCGTAGTCGCGCAGCGCGAAGTACGGCGGCGAGGTTACGGTGCAGTCGACCCGAGTGCCCTCGCGTGCGAGGCGCAGCGTTTCGGCGAACGCGTCGCCGACGATGACGGTCACTGAAACGGACCTCGGTACGCGCCGGGGTTGGCCTGGTGGTGCGGCAGCTTGGCCGGCATCGGTGAGGCTGCCGGCAGTGCGCGGCCGCTGTCCTTCGCGAGCGTGACCTCGGTGATGCAGTCCTCTTGGCTCGCCGCGGATCCGCGGACCTGCTCGACGACGTATGAGCGCACGTCGTCGCGCTGCTCGCCGATCGGTACGCCGTAAACCGCTTCCCAGTTCTCGGGGTCTACCTCGACGGTGAGCACTACTCGAACCTTCATTTCGTGTTCCTCTTTCCTGGTGGGGATGAGGTCACGCTATAGCATCACGGCGATGCTAGTCAAGCGGTGCGTTTACGGCCGCCGAACTGCGACGATCCTCGCGCCTCGCCGCGCCGGCCCTTCGGTCGCATGACGCTCGCGCCGCTCGGTGCCTCGGGTAGCACCTCGGTCGCTGCGTACACGCCGGCGTCGAGCGCACCCGGCGACCACGTACTGCCCGGCTGCCACAGCGTGAACTCACTCTGCAGCGTCGCGAGATCCGCGCCCCGCGCGAACTTCGCCCGGCCCGTCGCGACCGCCTGCGCGATCGGCTCGGCGCGCAGAACCTTCGACTTGCGAGCGGCGACGCCCTTGATCATCGGGCACAGCGAGTCGCGCGGGATCTCGCCGTCACGCTGCAGCAGATCCCACGCCTGCGTGATCAGCTGCCGAGCCATGCCGCCGCCGTAGTTCGTTTCGTAGACGATGGTGCCGGCGCCGAGTTCGTTCGCCATGAGGCACGCCTGCCGAGGCCACTCGATCGGCGACAGCACAGCGGTGCGATCCTCGACGAACCACGCGTGCCGGTCGTCGTCGAGCCCGACAGCGACGAGCCCGGCCGTGTCGTGTTTCTCGCCCTCGCCGCCCGACGGGTCGACACCGATCACGACGCGACGGAACTCGTCGGGTGCCGGCGCGGTCGCCGTCCTGATCTGCGCCTCGGTCAGCAGCGCCGACTCGGCCGTCGACGGCACGCCCTGCGACATGGCATTCCAGTCGCGCAACGTCGACATAGCGCGTTTGGTCGCCCACCATTCGAGCAGGCCCTCGGTGTCGTCGGCCTCGATCATCGGGTGCGTGAGCGGTTCGCCCGGCTCACGCCCGAGCGGGTCGGCGTAGATGCCGCGCGCGTGATCCTCGGCCATAGCGATAGCCGGCAGGTGCACGACGTGCCACACGCCGCCCTCTTCGACCCGACCGTCGCGCGCGAGCAGCCGGCCGCACAGGTCGTCCTGGTGCCAGCGGGTCATGACGATCGCCTCGCGGTACGTCGGCCCCTTACGCTGCGACCACACCGACGAATACCAGTCCCACACAAAGTCGCGGACCTTCAACGATTCAGCCTGTGCGCGGCCGGTGAACGGGTCGTCGATGATGCCGAGATCCATCGGGTGACCCGAGAAGTTACCGCGCAGGCCACGCGAGCGCATCGACCCGCCGGCACGGATCGACCAGTCGGATTTACTGCCCTCGTCGGCGACGAGATTCAGCCCGAACTCAGGCCCGAACTCGCGCACCAACTCGCGGACGGCGGCACCGTTGCGGCGCGCGAGGGTCGCCTCGGCCGACGCCATGAGCACACGGTCGCGAGGTCGCATCGTGAGCCACCAAAACGGGAACCACTGCGACACTCGCGTGCTCTTGCCGACCTGCGACGGCGTGAAGATCATGACGCGCGCGTTCGGCTCGCCGAGCATGCGAGTCAGTTCGGCGTCGATCACTTCGAGGTGCGGCCGCTGCACCTGCGTCTGCGGGTCGAGGCGCACGGCCAGCTGCCCCGGCGAGGTCGTGTCGTTGAGGGGAATGCCGTTCACCGCGCACAGTTCGGCGTACCGCTGTTTCAGCAGCAGTTTCTGCAGCTTGCCCAGTTCCGGCCGTAGGTCGGTGTCGACGGTCACGACGCGCTACCGGCGTCGAGTGCCTTGCCGTGTGCGATGACGGCCTCGGTCACCGGCAGGTCGAGATCCACGCCGTCGGCCTTCGCCTTCGCGGTGAGCTTCGAGGCGAGTTCGGCGATCTCGCGGTCGAGGTCGTCGACGGTCGCGGTCACGGTGATCTCGTGGCGCTGCGGCTGGTCGAGCCCGGTCAGTCGTTCGATGCGCTCACCGAGGTCGAGCACCGCCTTGGTCGAGCGCGCGGCGCCGAGGGTGTCGCCCTTGCTGAAACACTTGTCGGCGTCGTCCATGTGCTTACCGATCAGGTACTCGTACCGGCTGATGTGCCGCTCTAGCGCCTGGTCGGCGAGTTCGGCGCGTTCTTTCGCGCGAGCTTTCAGCGCGACCTGCAGGGCACGGTGCACGTTCGACTTGTTGTGGTATCCGAGTTCCTTCGCCACCTCGTCGAGACTGTTGCACCGTATGTACGCCTCGACGAGTTTCGCCTGCTGCTCTGCTCGCCGCACGTTGGTGCGCTTACCGCTGGTTTTCGGGTTGCCGCCGCGGTCCTGGTGGGTCAT